GACGAAAGGGGCCCCCAGGGAGGCGTGGGGTAGGAACGTAAAGGCCCCCCGTAGTGAAAAGTGATACCAGAATACAAAGTGGCGTACAGGAAGCAAATTCATTTGAATGGACAAAGTGGCGGCCCCGCCCCCTACCCGCCCCTGTCGCTATCCGTACCGAAACCGAACCGAACCCGAACCCGTGGCTCTGATTTCGGCTCAGGACGGCTCAGGTAGGCCATTGAAAGCCGGACGGCTCAGGCGGTCCGGAAATGAAGCCCAAACCGGAACGCCAAAGGAACGGAACGGGACCAATCCTAAACCGGAACGGATAGCAACGGATAGCAACTACCAAACCGGAACGGAACGTAACTAAGAATCATTCCTATTTCAGAACGTATCGCAAAGAAGAAAGGGTTGGCATTCCTTCCTTGCCTTTACCTATTTTCACTTTCTTTTTGAATTGTCCGGAAAATTGCTTACACGTGCGCACGTAGAAACGTCATTTCATTTCCGGAAACTATTTTTCCACTACTTTACTACATTAACTTACATCCTTCCTTTTCTTTTCTACACTGAAAGCCAACTACTTACGCCTTTATTCCTTACATGAAATGTCCTTTGCTGTTACTTTTTTACATTTATTTTTTACTAACCTATTGTTTATCCAATTTTCCGCCGTATGTTTGTAAGGTCGAAAGGGGAACGGCACTAAGCCAAAGCCCACTAAGAAACGACTTGCACAAAGTAGCTTGCTACTTCCGGCTCTGAGCCGTCTGGCACAAATGTGCCCAAATGTTAAAAAATGTACTTTGGCTGTACGGAACGCCTTTGTCGGCTATTCTCTGACCCTGTGCGTCCGTATGGTATCAGAATCTCCAAGCGCGGAAATTCGCAGTGTTCTTTGACGTATTAGATTGCGCCGTTGCATACCTTAAAAAAGTATGGATAGCCATGCCCCAAAACAGCAAATAGGACGGGAGTGTTCATATTGCATGGAATAGGAATGGACTATCTTCAACGGGAAATAAAATGGCTGTAAGTGGCGTCAATGTTGCGTACTTACAAAAATGCAATCAACGGGCATGACTATGAATCGGCCCAAAAAACTCATATAGCCTTACGGAATAGGTACGTCTATATGTTACATTGCCTGTACCTACGCTTGAAACAATGTAGCGTACAGCCTTCGGAAGGTGTACAGGCAACCAATTAAAACCAATAAACAAAATGGAAACAATGGAAATAAAATATCTTTTTGACGGCTACGGCGTAGCTTTCAAGATAATTTTCACCTCAGACTGTGGCAAAAAAAGCGTTTATACTTCGCCGTTCGTGTTTGAATCGACAGATGACGCTTATCACGGCGCAATAAATGAATTGTCAAACTAAAACCAATAAACAAAATGAAAGTGTACAGCGAAATAACCTTGCGCCAATTCGATGCTTGGAGTGGGGCAAAACAGACACAACTTGCCATCATCAAAGAAGGCTTATCAGAAGCATTCGACAGCCTTATAGAAGAATTGTATCCGGACGGCATAGACGAAACAAAGCTAAATGATATCCTTTGGTTTGACTCAGAATGGATATATGAAAGCCTTGGAATGACAGAAGAAACAGAAGACTAACCAACAAACAATACAGGCATGAAAACATTACAGAAATTTGCAGACAATTACGCCTTCAATATTGTGCCAATAAAGTACAAATATCAGGGCATCCGTTTAAGGCGCAAGGGATTTGACTTAGTGGATAGAGGCAATCAGATTCACCTATCATTTGAGCCAACAGAATATTATAATGGCGACAAGTGGCTTATCCACAACTATTGTCAAGGCGGAATCATGTATGCAAAAAACATACCTGACGCTATCAAAAAACTCAAAGCGGATAACTTTCACCCTGTCATGCATACAGGACACACACTAAAATAAAAAGCAAACTAAAACCAATACAGACATGACAAACGACAAAGCAATTAAGGCACTTGTAAAAGCCTTAGACAAACAACCAGTTCAACTTGGCTTCGCCCTACTACGGGAACGCATTCTAAAAATCATGGAAATAACTATGGAATCCATAGAAGAAAATCCGGAGGCATGGCAGAACCCATTCATTCATCCGGATATGTACAAAAGCCTCAACGAAATTGTACAGGAACACTTAGCATTCAAAGACTAAAACAATACGAACAATGACTATCAAGAAACAGAACGGCTTCGTAATCATCTCAGAGGTGATTGGAACGCAAAGAATGGAGCGCAAATACATGGGCTATACAATTCGTGAAGCCGTAATGAAGTTCAAATCAGAATTCGGCTTTCCATCAAGGTATATTTCCGCTCGTACTAAATAAGTAGGGCGGCAAAGCAAACCGACAGACATTCGCAAACAATTACCAATAAACATATGAAAGCAAAACGGATTGAATACAGACAAGGTGATGCACTCTTCGTCTTCACCCTTGGCACAACACGAAACGCAAAAATTGCTGGCAAGAAAGAGCTTGTGTTCCAAACATACAGCTACAGCCGACAGCAATTCGAACTTGCCAACATAGGGCATCAGATAACTATGGACTCCTTCTTTAAAGCCGACCAAGCTGTCTGCTTTGATTGTCCCTTCAGCCAAAACAGAGGCTGTTACACGGCAAAGGCACAGCAATACGCAGGCTTCCTTTCCTCACTGCGAAGTATAGGCAAGAAACAGCAATGGGAAGACATTCCTGAATACAGCGACAGCATAGCACAGCAAATTGTAAGCATGGCAAAGGGTAGATATGTCAGGCTTGGTACATACGGAGAACCTTCGCTTATTCCCTTGCCTCTGATGTCGCAGGTGTGTGGCGCTTCCAAGTCATGGACGGGATACACCCACCAATATATGCGGAAGCCTGAGTATGCCCCTTTCCTTATGGCCTCATTGCACAGCGACAGGCAAATGACCTATGCGGAACGGCTTGGCTTTCGTGCCTTCATTGCCTCAAAGGAACGGCTCTCAAAGCCCTTCGTTAATTGCCCTGCATCAAGTGAGGCAGGATTCAAATCTACCTGCTCCGCTTGTGGGCTATGCTCCGGCACTTCCGGTAAGGGTAGCAAATCAATATGGATTCTTGAACATTAATAAACAGAAAACAATTAAAACAAATATAAATATGACAAAGCAAAATGTAATCGACAATGTACAGGCTTCACTTGGTAGCCTGTTCACAAAGGAAGATGTAATAGCTTGCATCAACTCCATCGAGCAACCTGCTCCTCCTCCGGCAACGGACTACATCACCCTGCTCAGGATTGTGCATGATAGGGTGCATGACATGGCCCTGCAATTTGAGTGGGATGATAAGAGTGGCGTTGACCTTCACGACTTGGAGTTCTCAGTATTTAACGGCAACAGAATACAACTTGAAGAGTATGGCATTGATGCCACCACCCTGAAGGATAACTTCCTTTACGAACTTGGCATCCTATACAATGACCTCAAAGTAGAACACGAACAGAGGGTGGAAATATTTACAAACACAAACCAATAAGTAACATGACAACACCAATAGATTCTCGTGGATACACCTACGGCGTAGGCGATACCATATCCTTCCAATGCCTCATTGCCTACCGGAAACACCGGAGTAGGTCTAAGGTGTACGGATTCACAGAGCATGGCGCACTTATCTCATGCAATGGCATCCGACAAAAGTTTCAACTCAAGTGGAACGAAGTTATTAAAGTGATAGCATACAAGTAAACCAATAAACAAGTAACGACATGACTAAGAAAGAAAAATTCCTGCATCAAATTGCGCTACAGAACAAAGCCATAGACGCTGGCGTAAACATTGTAACGTGCGGACATTGTGGCAATGTACTCCTTGCCGATGCTGAGGCAGAGGAAATAGAATGTCCACATTGCGACTCCGTAATGGATGTATGCGACTACCCTGACTTATTCTACACAGGCATGGAAATTCACGAAGACTAATATCCAATAAACAATACGAACATGGAAAAATCAGCACTATTAGAAAAACTTATTAAATATTACAGAACATGCACACATGATAGGTACGGGCAGATTAAAACAATAGACATTTTCGCCATCACGAAAGACCCCGAAGAACAGAAAGAACTTGCCAAGTATGTACGCATAGGAACTTATGCCTGGCAATATGGAGAATACCTTGCCTTTAGACCTTGGGGTGAGTTCAAAGATGCAGAAGTTGAACGCCTCTGCCGTGAGGCGCACAGCCAAAATGAAAATTACAAAGAGGCAATGTGTGGATGGTAAACGAAAACAAGTAAACCAATATAAATATGACAACAGAAAAGAATTTCCCGAACGGCTTCACCTCATGGCAGGAGACCCATTACGAGGTGGTGCAGGCCATCACCCTTATAGCACAGCAAGAAGAACCTTACGGCATCGTTGCCGAACGCGACGAGGCGCAAGGGCACGGAGGCTTATACGAACTTGCCGAAGACCTCACTGACGCTTTCGAGAAAGAACACGAAAGCAACGAATGGGACGGCAACCCTGTAACCTATTGGGAAACCATCGAGGCATGGCTTAATGAGAAACTTAAATAATCCAATACGAACATGAAACTAAATAGCAAAAGACAATATCAGATAGCCATACTTGAGTACGGCACTGAGGGTATAGAGATGGCGAACATGACGCTTCAGGAAATACTTGAATCAAACGAGGAGTTCTGCCTATCCATACAGAGGATACTTGATGAGGTTCTTGACCTTGAAGAATTCCAATCAATGTACTTCAAGCCAAACAGCGATGTAGGGCAGAGCAAAGGAATCATTCTCAGAGTAGACTAATAACCAATACGAACATGAACACCTACTCTTTCTTTCTCTTCACCAAATTGTACGAGGCGGTGAACGGCATCTCTGATGAGCCTTATGACATTCAATACGAGGGCATCATTCACTTGTACAACGAGTACGAGCCAAGCGCATACAACAACGGCAACAAGTCGGAATACGAATGTATCCTATCCTTTCTTGACTCATGTAAAACAACTAACCAATAAATACTAATATGGAAACAGAAGAAAAAATCAAATGTCCTAACTGCGGAAGCACCAAGTGTGGCATGGTGGACTACGAACCATTAGCAATGGGTAAAGACTTAGAAATGTATGGGCAATACGACACAGAATTGTACGCCCACTTCGAATGTCAGGAATGCAACGAAGACTTTCGGAAAGTTCTCATCATCTCACATCAATTAAGCAAACCATACAAACACTAATATGCAAATCTTACTAACACCCCAGGAATCGGAAGACTTCTTCCTGAACGCCCTATGCAATGGCCTTTCGTACTTCGATGGGTATGGCCTCGAACTTACCTACAAGAACTTGGACTACCGCAAGGCATCTGAGACGCTTCGAGCGCAAAGCATATCCGCTCCGGCATGGGAAGACATCCTCATGCAAATACTCCGGCAAGGTGATACGCTCCGCATCGTAGACCATGAATGTGATGGAGAATACAGCAGAGACATCACGCTCGACATGGTGCATGACAGAGTGAGGAACGCACCACAAGAACACCTGATGAATATGTATAACGAAGATGATGACGCTGAGACAGCCGATGTCATCCTGCAATGGGTGGCCTATCAGGAAATCATCTTTGGGTAGGGGGATGCCTTGTGCGATTACTCCTCCTTTTGCCTGTGCCATCCGGTTATCTCACGCAAAAAACAATTTCAATTCGTAAACAATTTCCAAACCAATTAAACTTACCCCCGTACCCCCATGACACACACAACAGCCGACAGTGTTCTTGCTGTCATCAAAGACAAACACACCTACCACATCCGCGTGGAATATTGCTACCCCGAAGCCCTGCATCCTAACGACTGGCAGGAGATTCAGGAATCCGCTGATTGCTTCCGTGATTCTGTTACGCTCGAACAAGTGGAGCAGGAGATGGAGGAATGCCGATGGTTATGGGCGGATGGTGAGCCTTCCCCTGAGCAGGTGGCTTCCTTCATCATGGATTCCAATGCCGACCACGGCATCTACCAGACTATTACAATATCCCTTGAACAATCCTCTAACTAATAAACAATATGACAAAAGTAGAATCAGCAAACAAAATGTTTCAGGAAGTGTTCGACATGATTCCTGAATCCTACCGGGAACGCTACGGCATCCGGCTTATGATAGCCGAAGAGGGTTTTGATTGGCCCTGCAAATGGCTATCAATAAACAGCGGGAATTTAGCCATCCTCCACTCTTTTACCAGGGACAAGCAACTATCTGTGGAGGAAAGACAGGATAGCCTTTCTCTGAAAGTTGAGGGCTGTGCAGAAATCACTATGTACAAAAACTTCACCTGCATCCTTACACACCTATGACAACAGCAACACAACGCCTCCAAGCCATTCAGGAAGAATGCAAGAGGCAAGGCAAGCCAACACACGGGCAGGAATTCCTGAACGTAGCAGAACGCTTCAATGAAGCCCTAAGAGGCAAAGGGACTCCGGCCTATCAGGAAGTGAAGCGCATCCTCGAAAGAGGACGGGAATACGCTAAACACACACGGCCATGACGTACCAAGAACTAATGGAGGATGCCTACGGAGAGGAGGGGAACACTCGTTCCCTTTCCCCTCACGAGGGATTCACACCTCCCAGTGCTGATGACTTCTTTGCCCATCTCGAGGAGATGTACGACAAGCCCATATACTATGCATTCACTGCCGACATGGAATACCGCTATCAGGATACAGAGGGCTACGGATGGCTTGCTTGGGGAATGTTGTATATTGCCATTCCCGAATACGACACCTATGAACGCTACGCAGGGAAATGGGCTTGCGCTGAGACGCTTGTTGAAGCTGTGGAATCATGCCAACATTCTTGCTGGAAGCACGAACAAGAACGTAGGGAATTTATTCAGGACATCAATAACCATCTATCAAAACTATGAATGTACTAATTGACTTCTGCATCCTCATTGGATGCGTACTCGCAGGGTTCTTCTGCGTCTGGCGTTCACATTACAACTTTGAGAGAGGCCATGTTCGCATTGGCTACATCTACATAATGATGGCCGCCTTCTTCATCATGTTATTCATTTACCAATCTTTTCGTTTCTAAAACTATGCTCGCTTACAATATATTCGTACTCATCTATGTGGCTATGTTCGCAGCCACTTCGTTTGCACACATTGTCAAATCCTATAAAGACCGGGACAAAACCGGAATCCTTGAAGGAACGGCTCTGTTCTTTGTGTTCGCCATCATCCTTTATTGCGCTTATGGCAAGGCTGTCTCTTAATTGTGCGGTTATGCCCCTTTTGGCGTATAGCTCGCACCAAAACCAAAATCCGTTCGTTCCCCAGGGAATTCCATTTTCCGGACAATTTACTCCGGGGGCGTGGGGGTGGGTTGTAGGCTCACCCAGGAAAATCTGGGAAATATGGGAATTTTCCCCTGCTCTTTTGAGTGGCTTTCGTGCCCTCAAATCTATGGCAATGCGTTGCCGTATGCTGTTGATTTGCAATTTATTAAAACATATATTTGTAAATCACAAACACGCAAACTACATTTGTCCCTCCAAAGCAAAACAAATCAATAATTATTTCACAACACATTTCCGTTATGGCTATCATCGCAACTAACAAGGGAGGAGAGAGCAATTACACTCTCATCCCCGCTGGCAACCACATCGCTCGTTGCTACTCTATGGTGGAACTTGGCACTCTATCTGAGGTTATCCTCGGTCAGGAGAAGCAAGTTCACAAGATTCGTTTGACATTCGAGCTACCTGATGAGCTTCGTGTGTTCAATGCTGACAAGGGAGAACAGCCCTGTGTCATCTCTAAAGAGTTTACACTCTCCATGAACGAGAAGTCTAACCTTCGTGCCTTCCTTAAATCTTGGAGAGGCAAGGACTTCACTGAGGAGGAGGCCGCCTCCTTTGATGTTACAAGACTTCTTGGTATCCCTTGCCTGCTCAACATCATCCACAAGCCGAGCAAGAAAGACCCGTCTCGCATCTATGACGAGATTGCTTCTGCTACGCCTCTGATGAAGAACATGACCTGCCCTCCACAGGTGAACTCCAACTTTGAGTTCAGCCTCCAGGATTGGAACCCCAATCACTTCGAGCTACTCCCAGACTTCCTCAAAGAGAAGGTGCGTTCCAGTAAGGAATACAAGGCTATGTTCTCACAGCCTGCCCCGGCTCCGGCTATGAAGAACGAGGATGCTCACCACTACGCTAAGAAGGAAGTGGCTCCGCATCATGTAGAAGATGATTCAGATTTGCCATTTTAATCTGAGTACACTATGAATCTCTGGGAAATTACACAAGAATTCCTTGCCCTTGCCTCCCTTATTGAGGAGGCCGGGGGCGAGGCCACGGACGAAGTGATGGAGGAACTGGCTATTAGCCGGGAGAACTTCGCACACAAGGCAGAAGGCTATGCCAAGCTGATTCTCAAATGGGACAGCGAAGTGGATGTTGCCTCTGCTGAAATCAAACGCATACAGGCCATCAAGAAGACGAAGGAGAACGCTGTTGCTCGCCTGAAGGACACACTCAAGGGTGCGCTTCTGGTCTTCGGACACGAGGATGCTAAGGGTATCAAACGCTTTGAAACGCCTCTGGTAAAGCTGTCCACACGCAAGTCCACATCCATTGAAATCACGGACGAGCAGGCTCTCCCACAGGAAGCCTTCGTGATTAAGAAGGAAGTGAGTAAGACAGCCATCAAAGAACTTCTGGAAGCAGGGGCCGCCATTGAGGGGGCTTCTGTGAAGGAGAACATCTCTGTAGTTATTAAATAAAGAATGCGCTATAGTTTTATTGGTTAATTGTGAGAAAGGCCATTGGATATTCTGATGGCTTTTTTATTTTTCGGAAACATTTAAACACAAATAATCATGCCGTTAAAAAAAGGAACTTCAAAAGCCGTCGTGGCGGCCAACATCAAGACAGAAATGAAAGCCGGAAGACCCCAAGCCCAAAGCGTAGCGATAGCTTTGTCTAAGGCTGGGAAGTCAAAGCCTGCTATGAAGTCTGCTCCTATGGCTAAACCCATGAAGAAGAAATGAGCAAGCCAGGATTGTACAGTAACATCGCCGCTAAAAAAGCAAGGATTGCTGCCGGAAGCGGAGAAACAATGAGGAAGCCAGGTGAGAAGGGTGCGCCCACAGCCAAGGCTTTTAAGGAGTCTGCAAAGACTGCCAAGAAGAAATAGAGAACTATTTTTCTTTTGTTTTAGTTAAAGGGGAGGGCTATTAGTCCTCCTTTTTTTGCTCTTTGTATAATATTATTTGCTAATGTGAAATAAATCAAATTAAATTTACGCTATGATAGTAAAAGGAAGAACAGACACATTGGGCTTGGGGCTGTACGCCATCAACCCACAAGACATCGTTTACATCGAACAGAACAGGGAGCACTTTGCCGTTCATTGCATAGGCTCTCCGGAGCCCATCAAGATACACGGGACCACACAGGAAGCCGACAGGATGTTCCCGTTCCTTGTTCGCATACAGCGGACATACCTAATCAATCTCGCTCAGGTGTCCAGCGTTCACTCCCGTGTCGGAAGGCAAGTGGATGTGGCTTTCCGTAACGGAGCTAAGATAGGATTCATCAAGAGCGAAATCCATCACGACAAATTCATTGAGCAATTCAAGAAGCTATGAAGAACGATTTTTCCAAGTTCACCTGCTTCGTTAAGGGTGTCATTGAGTCCGGTGTTGTAATACAGCATTCCGGCAAGGTGTTGCGTAACGAGGCAAAGATGCACTTCAATAGGCTCATGCACCACGCTCAGGAGTTTGAACGATACCTTCATCAGGGTATTGGGCCGGAGATGGCGGAAGCAGAGGACGACATCAACTCCGCTATTGTGGGGATGGTGTGGAAACTCTACGACCTCACCCCGGAGGAACGTGCTAAATTCATTGATTACATAAACAACTTTGACAATGGAGACACTAACGAGTAAAGAAGGGGAACGCATAGAGGTGGATGAGAAGGATGGATTCCTATATCTCACCCTCTACCTGAAGAACAGCAAGGGAGGCCGCCTGATAGGCCGTGTACGCCTTGCTGACAGGGTGTTTGAAGTAACCAGAAACAGGGAGAAACACCTGATGAAGAAAGCCAAAGCCTATGGCTTCAACGAATACGTTCTGCGTGTGGCTAAGAAGTTCGACACCGTAGAACTTACAGACGAATACGGGACGTACAGGATTCCACGTCAGCTCATCCTAAACATGGGAAGCTACCTTCATTTCAAGGACGAGGGATTTGAACGGCAACTATTCCTACCTTTGTATATTATCAACAATCACAAAATAGACGACAAAGTATAATGCTGGACGAGATATTGGAATGGTTTCCCGACGAGGAATTCCTTAAAGCAGACGGGTTCGATGATGCCATCATAGGCGTTGATGACAACTCAATGAGATTGATTTACTCTGTGTCTAAGTGCATAGAAATTCTGGTGGCCCAGGGGATGTCGGAAGAAGACGCTGTGGAATACTTCCACTACAACACGAAAGGTGCATGGATGGGGGACAAGACTCCCATCTGGTGTACGGATGATTTATAATTGGTGTACAATGTCGAAACGGGGGAGGCGATTGCTTCCCTCTTTTCTTTTCTATTTAGTCCACCTATAAAAACCATTCATCCCCCTGTATTCCCTCATTAGGCATCCTGCCATAGACCTGTGGCTTTCTCTGTCCCCTCTTGCGTTTATGTTTCCCTCAAAGGACTTGAAGAACGGCTCCTCCGGGAATGTCTGGTAGACAAGGCCAACGTGGCCCACTCTTCCCAGAGCCTTGTTATACACCGTGAACACATCTGTTTCCCTCACCTTATCACGGACAGCCTTTTCCGGCTTTGCCCAGGAGGAAGCAAGACCATTGGCTCCCTTGTAGGGGATGCCACATTTCTTCCACAGATATATCATAGCATAGCTACACCAAGCCTGTCCCGGCTTGCCTCCTGCGTAACGGATGATGCTATCAACACGGGGGCCACGATTGTTGATTGGACCTTCGCGTGTGCCAATCAGACGCTTGGCTTGTTGCTTTAGGCAATCTACTTGAGCGACACAAGAGCCGCTATAAGCAAATGCAAGCCATAGGAGAATAGTGCGAGCCATAGGGTTTGGAAGTGATTGTCCTTAACAATGTTGTCACGGAGTTTTCCGTTGGCTCTGTCCCCAAATACGGCACGGAATAGTTGTGGTGTGTTAATGCGGAAGCCGAGCGTTCCAATCACCACTACAAGGTAGTAACGGGAAGGAATGGAAAGCATATCAACATACCTCCCGATGGGATAGAGGGCTGCCGCCTCGTCGTGTAGCCACAGGCTGATGTAATTGTACAGCAAGAGGAATCCGAAATAATAAACGGGAGCGAGAAGCCCCTCGTGCCATTCCACCAGAAAGTCTTTGATTTTGTTTTTCATTTTCCTTGTCCTCTATATTTCTTTGGCTTGCTGGCTTTCGGGCCATAAGTTTTCTGATGCTTGCCCTCCCGGCGTTTGCCGAAAGATATTTTAGCTACGGGGCCGCTTGAACCTTTTGTCTTTTTCATTTCTTAAATATTATTGGAGGAGCAACTCTTGTGCTTACAGATGGGACGGCAAACAACTTTTCGGATTCTAACGGAGAGGAATAGAATGGGCTCATACCCATCATTGCTCTTTGATTGGCGTGTTGAGCCGCCTTCTTTTCAATGGCTTCCCATGTCTTATCCCAAGACTTACGCTTATCAACATCTTCAAGGATGTGCTTCTTCTCTTCTTCAGTTAATCCCGGAACAAGTGAAGGCACATCCATTCTCCTGCCAAGAACGGGAGCCTGTATGGAATATTCTGTAACGGTTTTGCCGGAAGGAGACTTCAGCTTCCCGTAATAGCCCACATCCTTCATTGTCCCATCACCCCTCATCCAGTCTTCCTTAATCGGAGGACTCATCTTGCCGCCATCCTGAGCCTTGCCTCCGTCCTTCATTTCCTGTAAGCCTTTCACGTAATGGTCTACGGCTGCGTGATTGCCGCTCTTAATGTGCTCCTTAACGAAGGCAGCCATGTTCTTTGGAACAATAGCCATATACCCATTGGAGGAACGAATGAGGAGTTCTCCTCCCTCTGCTTCTACGTGCTTAGGCATTGATTCCGTAATTTTTTAAATAGTTGTAGGCATCGGAAGCATACACGGGCTGTTGCTGGAATTGTATTGGACCGCTTCCTTCATACCCACCTATGCCCCCTCCATCCATCATTGACATTCCGGCTCCCCTCCTGGGTGATGCTTCTCCGGCAATCTCCTGGGAGAGTTGTTTGTATGACTGCATCATTCCGGGAGTGGCATAAGGCGTAAGACCACGAATGGCTTCCTGTGTAGGGCCGAGGTTAAGAGGCTGTTGCTTTCCCATTGCTCCAAGAGCAGAGGCTCCTGCCTGAATGAGGGGATTGAACTTGCCTATCTTTCCAGCCTTGTCGGCAATGTTGGCAAACTTTGTGAGCCTTGCTATCTTATCGGCGTTACCCAATGCCTTTATCCCTGCATTTGCATACCCGGCATTGCCCGTTGCCATCCCGGCTATGCCCCCTGCAAGAGGCAAATATGTTCCTACGGCCTGTGCAAACTTGCTGTCAGGAGAGCCTTCGCTCACGCCTGCTCCTACGCCCTTTGCTCCCTGCTGTATAGCAGAGCCTATTGTGGCTCCTCCTGTAAGGAATCCCCCTCCTATAGCTCCGGCTGTTGTTCCATATCCACGAAGGCTATTCTGCTCACGCATCTCCTGCTCTGTGCTACCTCCGGCTTTCTGTAAAGCCTTGTAGCCAGCATCTGTAAGCTGGTCTGTTGCGCCAAGGGTGACGGTGTCTAACAACCCCTCCCCTACACCATAGGCCGCTGCGCCAATGTCTTTCCAAACCCTGCCGTTCTTAGCAATGACATCAGGCTTCTCTCCGGGAGCGTGAATCTGTCTCACCTCACCCCCTTCTACTAATATGTCTATGCCTCCGTCCCTGTGGCTCTTGCCCCTAAACTCATTCACTATCTCCCACTTCCCTCCCTGCATTGGCTTGGGAAGTCCTTTAACGGGAGATATGTGAAAAGCATTATGCATAATGCAAATATAACTATTCAGACAATACGGATTTCAAGGAAGTGACAGAGCCGTCTGGATTGGCAAGAAAGACATTCGTAACAAGAGGACGCTTCTTCCATAGTTTCCACCACTGCTCACGCTTTCCTTTGCTCACCAACACCCTCACTGTGTCACTCAAAGACAGAACACCCATAAGAGAATCCCCGTTCGTGTAGAGCGTTCCCTGTGGTGTGTAATACACTGTCTCCTTGTTGTTGTAAATTATCGTGTCCTTGCCGGGGATGCTAATGGGAATCAAATATCTTGTCCCTATTTGTGTGTACGCCTTCAGGCCGTTGATGCGTACATCAAAACGCTCCCGTAGCATAGCCATTTCTCCTTTCAGGATTCTGTTAGCTTGTTCCTGGCTCAACACTATTGTGGATGTTACGGCCCTCATCTGGCCGAAGCCGTTGCGTGTTGTATCAACGTATGTCTGAAGGGCAACAGAAAGGCCGGAGATGTCTTTCCCCAGCCTTTCGTTCTGTTCCCTCACCCTCTTGTTGTCCATAAGAAGGGCAATAATGAGGAGAACAATCAAGCCCTTAAAAAGTATGTCAAACGGAAGGCTCGTCATCCTCTGCTTCTTTCTCCGGCTTAGTCCAGCCTTTTACAATAGCAGCAATGCGAAGGATTCCGTATATCACCATTACAACATTCAGGGTGAACTTAGCGAAAGGATTCCATCCCTCAGCCATTCCACTTAGCCAGCCGTGAAGCGGTTCATAGAAAGCCATATAAGCGAGAAGCGGAGAGTCCTTTGCCACTTCAACTATCGTGGCTTTTATTTCTATGATGTCCTGAATTGTTGTTTTCATTTTATGAGAAAGAGAAATCTGTTTTGTATTCGTAATACGGGGAAAGAGCCTCTGACATTACTTCCCACGGATTCTGAGTCATAAACTCTGGAGGAAGAGACATCGCAAGTTCGTAATAGTTGAGAGGCTTGAAGTCGGAAGGCAATTCGATTTCTTTATTGAGAAGTTCTTTGTAGGCTTTGCGGAAGGCTTTCTCTCCTTCTGCTGTCCATTGGTAGTTCCCCTTGTCATCCCGGACAATCTTGGACCCTTCCTTGTAGCAATGGTCAAGCCGAAGGTCTTCTATAGATTCCTCCAACTGCTCGTACCAGTCGCCAAACTTCTTCACTACCTTTTTGAGGTTTATAAGGGGAAAGATGTTCTCTGCTCCTTCCATTTTCTGTATCTGCTCGTTGAATGAACGTAGCACCAGAAGAGACTTGTAATTTGCCATATAGTATTGTTTTATATATTATATGTGCAAAGATAGAAATAGTTTTATTTCCGCTGAAACTTAACAGCTTTGGAAGCCACAGATTTCTTGCCAACACAGCCCCAGGCTTTCCGTGAGAGAGCGTTTGCACAGGGCGGATTCTTACAGGTTTTAATCCCTGAAGACCTCGCACAATAATTGTCCCCCTTTGGTGTTCCCGGAGAGATGGAATATCCCTTGGCTCCGAAGCTCCGGGTCTTGCCCCCTATTGTAGCTGTGTACTTCTTATCCCCTTTCATATCTTATTGACCGCTTAGTGTTTGCATTATCATATCCACGGATGTCTGAAGCACACCGTTGATTGTGGTTTCGTTGGCTCCAAATGTGGTGTTCCATTCATCCCATCCATCTGCCTTAGAATAGACATCAACATAGATGTCTGACACTTGGCCAAATGAGATTAATTCAAATTGCTTACCCTGAAGTTGAAATGCATTATTTATGAATATGACCTCCATTTTAGTTTTGAGGAATAATGGTGGTGAAATTATTTACAAGTGTATCTCCGGCAGCAGTGGATGCAGCAATAATGAAATATTGGTCTACCGTCCAATCTATAGTTGTGGTACTGCTTACCGCCTTTTGAAATGTAATCTCAGTATTTGTTAAGCCACCCCATCCTGAATCTGAACTTAAATGATACGATGTTGTTGTTCCCTCAATCGAAATTGTGCGCTCATTTAGTCCGGGCTGAACACCAGACCCTAATGTTGTTGATGCTACAAAATACTGGATTCCAATTAAGTTCGCGTTTGTGGTATTGAATCCCATCCTAAGAGTGGATGTTGTTCCCGTGCCTGTGTGTGAAAGCCTTGTTCTTATTTGAAACACAGAGCCGCTTGCAAAAGTGTTTGCAGGAATGTAAAGCGAAACAAAAACGCCAAGAGCCGTACCAGCAGGATATGTTGTGGCGGCAGTGGAGCTGATGTATCTGTTTAGAAGTGTGCCACCATTGTTATTCACCCAAGAAAGGTTTCCGCTTCCATCAGTGCGAAGAATCTGTCCGCTTGCCCCGGCAGAATTAGGAAGTGTTAGTGCCACATCCGAAGCCATAGCTTGAGCCTTCAGGGCAATGTAATTTGTTCCGCTTCCGGATGGCTCTACAAGCCTTATCTCCCCAGCACTTGCCCCATTATCAAAGGTGGCTATACCCGTGATGGCTGGCGTAGTGATGGAGGGGGTAGTAAGAGTTTTGTTTGTGAGTGTCTGAGCGAAAGTGTCAAGCACCACTATTCCTGTAGCATCAGGAAGCGTATAAGTTCTATCAACCGTAGCACCAAATTGAAGCGCACTTGTGTACGCATCTGTTTCAAACCTCAGCCCTAATTGCTTAGGCGACTTGTCGGCATAGACAGTGATGTAGTCCGTCACTCCAGAGGGAGCAGAAGTGTTAATGGTGTGCATGTGGAAATGCCCATTGCCGGTACTCTGCCCTATCCTTGGCGAGTTCATAGTTAGCACACTGTTTACATCGTCCCAGGTTAAATCACTTACGCCGCCAAAAGCAGTGCCGCCATTGTTATATTGAATCTGCGTGTCAGACCCTCCCGGATTGGTAGTGCCTCCAGTTACAGCCACCCATGAAAGTGTTCCGGTGTCTGTAGAGGAAAGATAGTAGCCGGAAGAGGCAACGGGGTACGCCGTTGGAAGCGTGTATGTTTGATTGACTGGAGCAGCCGGGGCTTGTAGAATTACATACCCCGAAGTGCTTCCTAAGAATCTTGCGCTTCCAGCAGAGCCTCCCGTCTCTCCAAGGTAAATATTGCCTTGAAAGGTTTGAAGGGCCGTCCAGGTGTTTGCGTTGCCCGTATTCAACGAGAGCGTAGTGGAGCTAAAAGAAAGACTTGCCCCTACAGACACCTCTTCTATTGCTCCTGTTGATGCCGTAGTGCGACCAAGAAGGCGGCTTGTAGACATCGTTAGTCCAGAAGATGTTATTCCTCCGGGAGCTACATAGTCTGTTCCTGCTGTTGCAGCCGATATGGCTGTGCCATTACCTTTAAGGATTCCTGTAATAGTGGTGGTGAGGGTGATGGCCGGAGTGGTGCTTGCATTTGCTACCGTTCCAGCAAAGCCATTGGCTGAAACAACGGAGACGGATGTTACCGTTCCACTTCCCCCTCCTCCAGCAGGAACAGACCAGTTGCCTGTTGCATCAAGATAATATGTTGCCCCTACGCTATTGCTTCCTGGGACAAGTCCCTTGTCTGTTCCCGTTGTGGAGAACACATTAAGCATTGCCGTTGCCTGTGTCACTGTTAAGGCAATCGGTGTAGCAGAACTTCCCGTGTTGTTCCCTATGAAGGAATTGGCAGCAAGATTCGCCATCTTAGCAAGCGTAACGGCTCCTGAGTTAATTCTTATTTCTCCCGTGCTTGCATCAATTACGGAAACATCTCCTATTATAGTGTTCCATTGCAACCCAAATCCATTGGAAGCCGTGTTGTACACCATCAAAATGTCCCCGTCTACATTGCTTGACGGAAGCCTGTCCTGCGTAGTGGTGAAGGAAAGCAAGTCTCCTTTCGTTGTTACAACAGGGGCAACAGGAGAAGACAAGGAAAGCACCCCTGTAGTATCATCAAGAACAAAATCTCCCGACAATGTCACTTGCTGAACAACACCATTGGTGAGTTCGTAACGACCCAAAAGTGTCTGGGCTGTGACATCCTGAATCATATCGTATTGAACCTTTGCAAGTCCAATGGCTGTCACTCCCGTATTGTCCACCGTAACATCTCCTGTGAGTGTCCTTGGTGTGGCGGCATTGGATGTGTTGCCTATCCATATCTTTCCGTCAGAGAGGTCTCCCGTAAGGAATGTGCTTAACAAGGCACTCAGCCCCGTTATCTTTGATGGGTCAAGAGAAGGAATGTCATCCTCCACAAGAGACCTGAATGTAGGAGCCGCTGCGCTTGACCCTGTGGAAGGACCGGCAAGCACCGTATTCGGGGTGATGGTGTTGTCCCATGACATCAGGATGTCTCCTGCCGTTGTCACAGGACTGCCCACGGTGAAATAAGACGGAGGGTCTACATTCACGGAGGTGACAGTGCCACTCCCCGTAGCCGCTGTTAGGGAGACGGCAGTGACACGACCCTGAGCATCCACCGTAATTACGGGAATCTCCAAGGGAGAGCCACCTCCGTATGTGCCTGATGGGTCAGGACTCAAAGCAGGAATGTCATTAACGGCTATAGCACGGAAGGACGGCACTCCATTTGTTCCATTCGGAGCAGCAAGGAATGTGTTTGCCGTCTGCGACAATAGCGTAGCAGAAAGCGTAACAACCCCTGATGCCGGAAGCGTACTGCTCTGAAATATGGTGTTAGGTGTCATACTCAAAGACACACTTGACACCCCGGAAGGATTTGTTACAATGTTGTTTACGGAGGCATTCAGCTTTTGAATAGCTGTGAGAAGCGAGTCCGAAGATGAAATGGCTCCCGTTCCAATGGGATAGGAAGGATTCCATCCGAACATCAGCTTACTCATCACCACCGAAGAGGCAATGGCTGGATTCGGATATGTTCCCGACAAGTCACCCCCTGCTGGTCCGCTCACAGCGGTGAGGTAGGTGGAATTGTCATAGGAAATAGTTGTGCCGCTTATTGTCACAAACCCCGTTCCACTCAGCGCATTCTGCTTGCCTGTAAGGGCAGAACTCAGAAGGGCATTGTCATAGGGACTATCAACAAGGTTGGCAAACTGCAAGTCGGAAGGACTAACCTTTCCAAGGATTTCAGACCTTTCCGCTGTTGTCAGGTGATAGTATTCTCCTGGTGCGCCTCCTTGCAGTCCTGATAGGTTATCGTGAAGCCCTACATAAGTGACGGAGTCTGCGTATGTAACAGCTACCGGGAAGTATGGGGGAAGAGGAATGTCAAGAAGATTGCCTACATTGATGAGAGCCGTAAGGGCATTCAATCTGATGGCCTCCGAAAGCGTAAGGTCATTAGCCGTAGTCTTCAGCGAAGACATCAGGTTTGCTTTCGGGGTATCACCTTCGCTTACAGCCAGAGCTATTGCTGAGGCTGCCTTAGCATTGTAAATTGAAATGTCATCAAGAAATGTTGCCATCTTAACATCCGCAACTGCTTTCGGTAGCAGCGCATATTTCTTTTAGTTTGTTGTAAAATACCACCGCTGTTGCCCATTCCTGAATGTCCATAGCATTGAGCATACCAACATAAATAGCGTATGCTTCAAGGTAGGTGTCAGGACACTTTCCGCACATCACTTGTTGCAAAAACTCATAGCGCATTCTTGTAATGCAATTCACAAGTAAGTCATCTATGAGAATGCCCACAGATGTCACATACCACCCAGCATACTGACTTGCTATCTCGTAGAGATTGTTCAAGCCGGCATACTGACTATATTCCGCCGTCTCCGTGTTTAGGCTATAGGAAGAGTATAGTTCATCATTGATGTCAGCACTTCCTGTTGGAGCCTCGTAGCACCACACATTCGTGTCATCGTATATCTTCCAGATTTTACCCATCTGAATGTAGTTGCCTGTAACGTTGTCCAGATAGAACAAGTATTGCTCAGGCTCAAAAGCGGACAGGAATGTTGTTCCCGTTCCCTCTACATTATAATAAGTTCCTGATGCGTATTCAGCAAATGTCCCCGTTAGGTTTATAAGAGAAATAGCAGAAGCATTCCCCCATATAAAATCATTGGCATTCACCTCAATGCTATTAGGAGAATAGAACACCATCTCTGTTTCAGAGAGAATCAAACTCACCTGACCCAGTTCATTGTACACTCCGGTGGGAGACACAATGTAGATGTAATCACCTACAACAAAGTTTGTTTGGAACTGAGTGGAAGAACCCTTCAGCGTGTAGAATGTCTGCTCGGCACTAATGCTATCATATAATCCGGCAGAAGGAGAAACAACAATAAGTGTTTCCGAAGAAGCAAACAATCTGTCTCCTGATGCTGGTGTGTAGGCAACGGAGGCCACTGTAAGTTCTGTATCGCTGATTATAGAATCAATGACACCAACTTCAAAAAGAGTTCCGTCTACAAGCTGGAAGAAAAGGGTTTGCCCTGTTTCAAATGTGTTAAACGCTGTGCCTGTTCCCGTAATGGTTAGCCCCAGAATAGTATCAAGAGTGCCATTGGAATTGACAAGAATTTCATTCAGGTTTTGTCCAGACCCGCATAGTATCTCTCCTCCAAGTGTGGGAGTGTTTTCGGTTCTGTCATATATGTTAATGGTGGTGGCACTGGTAGCCTCCAACACCCTACCAAGTTCTACATAGTCCCCTGTGAATGGGTCAATGTAGTAGAAATAGTTTGTGTAGTTAAACCCGGAGGTGAAGTCTGTTGCGATGCCTGTAACGGTGTAATAAGGCGCACTCACATAACCATTCTCAAAGAACACCTCCCCATCAGAATTAACCATTCCACTTATCGTGGTGGCACTTCCGTACAGCCTCTCCCCTACAAATGGAGTATTCGTAGGAGCGGCTTGAAGATTTAGGTTTGTACCATTGAAAACGTGGTCCACCTGATTCATCTCAAACAACTCCCCGTTTGAGTTGCTTACATAGTATAGGTAGTCTCCCGTGGAGAGGGAATTGAAAGTAGTTTCAGTTCCATCAACCAGATAATACGTTTCCACCGTATCATCAAAGTAAGTACCTCCTGAGTCACTCTCGTTGAAATAGGGCGCACCAATCAGAATGATTTCGTATATGCCCCTTATTATCTCCGTGTCCCCATTCGCATTTGTGGTAGTGGGGAACATAAGAGGATAGACATAAGGAACATCGTGAGCCTCATTCTGTGCATCCGGGCTTTGCGTATCCTGTCCATACACATTCCATATCCTGTACACGGTCCATAAAGACAGATTATCTCTATAAGGTCTGTATGGATTGTAAGGAGTGGGAAGGACATTGTAGCCTCCCGGATTAACAACAGCAACATAATCTCCCGTAGCATCGGGGACATCTATATAAGTGTAGTCTCCCTGTATCTCCAGGTCTCCTATTTTAAGAACAAGTTCTCTTGGAGTGTTGGGGTCGGGAGTGACAAAGAATGTCGTTGCTATGGGGCTTGTTGAAAGAAATGCCGCCCCACTAATCGTAGAGAATAGCGCAACAGAATCGCCACTTGTTTTTGCGTATGCCGCCCCTGATGTAGTTGTAAACAGGGTGGAAGCAATTTTCGATGTAATGACATAGCCATTTTCCGAAATGGTACTGAATACCCTATTAGAGTATCCAGAAGTGGTGAAAACTATTTGCGCCGACATTAATTAATATTTGGAGTATTGTTGCCTCCTGTAGATGCAAATGCATACCCGGCTGCACTCAAGAATGTCTGAACAGTGCTTGGGCTTATAACGATGCTTGGCTGGTTCTCATTCGTTGTGAAACGAAACAGAGTTTGGCTTGCAAGATTTGTACTTGAGCCAATCTGAGGAGTAACCTTTATCCAAATGAATGTTGGGAAGTCTGTGCTTGTCCTCCAGTATGTAGTGACACCATTTACTTGCCCCGAAGCAGGGAATATATTCATCGTTACAAAAGTGAACGGAATATTTGTAGGAGGAGTTTGATTGCTCAATGGCGTTCCGGCAGTGGACATCTGCTGAAGCTGAGAAATGGTTGTATCGTTCAGCCCACCCCCCACTCTCCAGGAGCTGAAATTAGGAATGTCCATTGTGTTTGTCACACCGACAGCCGTTGGGATGCGAATATAAATGCTCTCGTTGCTTGTAATCAACGAATAAGCAGCGGCAAGAACAAGACCTGATGTAGGGGTGTTCACAGCGGCGGCAGTGAGGGTGATGCTTGTATTGGAAACAATCACTCCTATCTGACCAATCAGATTATAGTTTCCACTTCCATCAATGTAGTAGAGGTATTGCCCTTGGTCAAAAGCGGATGTAAAGTTTGTTCCAGACCCTGTCACGGCTGTACCCACTACACTCAACACAGTGCCTGTGGCACTAACGGGAGCAGTAATCTCCTCTGTGGGAGCAGCAGATGCCCCGCTTGAGCTTGTGGCAATGGAAGTGTTGTTCGCATTGACACGATAATAATTTATTGGAGAAGCTATGTATGACATTTTCTTTTAGTTGTTGTTGTTATGCTTGTTCTTCGGTGACGGAAAGTCCCACTTGCCTTCTTCTATACCCATTCGCTATCATTGTGTCAGCGGTGGTGTTAGGACCGGCAAGAAACCCGTTTAACGTCTCTGCACAGAGAAACTTAAACATTGTGTTCTGAGCCATATTATCTCCCTGGTTATCGCCGTAAGGATTGAAGACAGCAAACACAAAGTTCGGGAAGGCCGCATTGTTGGAAGCAGACAGCGGAGGCCACAATATCCTGTTCTGAGGATTTGTTGGCGTAGGAGCCGCTGTTGTGTTAAAGATGTTTGTCGGTGAGATTGCATACGGCACTTGCGTAGTGCTTCCCGGAACCGAAGGGTTGCCAACAAGGCTATATGTCGAAATGCTTGAAACGCTGTCGTTGTTGTAGCTTGTCAAATCAGGAGTGAGCCTAAACGAATTCCAATTCGGCAGGAACACCTGAGTGGGATAGCCATTTATAATCGCCCCCTGCGGAATCACAGGAATACGAATCAGGAAGGACTCAGCCCCGCTTACAATTACATTCACTCCTCCGCAATACTTATTGGTGATGTCCACTGTCCAATTATCCACCAGTGTAAGGATGGTATCAACAGAAGGAGTGACGGCCACCCTTCCTATCAGAGAAGGACTTCCGCTTGCATCGTAATAGAAAATGTAATCCCCGGCGGCAAACTGCGTTGTAAATGCCGTATTCACTCCCGTAATGATGCTTGTGTTTACGGCAAGTGTTGCACCAACGGTGGGAACATTTACGGCAGCGGCTGTAAGAGTAAGACTTGTATCGTTTGTGACAACCGACACCGTCCCTATAAACAGATAGTCGCTGCCACTTAAATAATACAGGCGGTCTCCCTCTGAAACTTCTGGGTCGAAGTCTGTTCCCGTGCCAGCAAGCACCGTATTTCCGCTTGACATTGCGCCTGCTGTACCCGTAATGTTGTTTGGCGTAGTGGAAATATATCCGGAAGCCAATGATACCGGGTTGATTCTGTCCGTTATATCCGATTCAGCCCCTCCGTTAGCGGTTCCGGCTACTGCCAGGTTTGCTGCGGTGGCTCTTGCGAATATGATGCCGGGGGCTGTATATTGAGGCATATTGTTTGTACCTTATCTGGTAAAAGTTCTAATTGCAAATCTACAAAATCTTTTTGCTCAAAACTTTCTTTAAGTGAATAAGTTTTGCCCGGCTCTCCCATAACAGATATTTCATCCAGCCCAACAAAGTACAAATCATAAGGGACGTGCTTGCTAAAATGTTCCCTCACATCCTCCTCACTTTCATATTCCATATTGAGGGGGATTACATCCTGATACAATAAGTCCAATTCCCATTGCTCAAGCCATAAATAAAATGGCTCATCAACGGCTATAATCATTGGGCCATTATACTCTTGCCATGTCATCAGGCTTCTGGCAAAGGCGACGGTTTCGGCATCCGTCTTTGGGATTTTATCCTGCGTCCCAACGTGCATTCCTAATAGCACATTCATGGGCGAAATATAAAAAAATAAAGGGAAACAAAAATGCTTCCCCCTATTCTATTAATATCCTTTACACCTTATTGATAGTTCTGGTATGTAAACGTCAGAAGCTGATTAGCCGTAACCTCATCATTCACCGCTGCGCTCTGCCTATACACCACCTCCTGATAGAAGGCAAGGAGTATCTGTGTGCGTTCCGATGCCGATGTGCAACCCCCGGCTATATCAAAGCCAAGGGATGCAAGATATTTGGCGTACAGAGTTTCTAACGTATCCATGTCAATTAGTCTTCTTTTGTTCCTCTACGAGCCTTGTGGGTGGTAGATTTGGCAGACTCATATCCTTCACGCAGAAACTCAATCACCTTCTCGTTAAAGCCTGCGGCATGGCTGGCGTAACGCATAATGTTGATGGCGGCTGTTTCCATGTTGGGAATACTAATCTCTTCTGCAAATGTACAAATTTCCAACCCATCATAACGCATCAATTTGGTTTCGGTGCAGATGAGTTTGCGAGCAACTAAGCCATCGTACACAAGGGAAATCTTGTTCACTTCTTCTAAGTCCTTGAGCTTCTCGTTTATCTCCTTGATGGCTCCAGATTCCACCTTCTTAACCAGAACGGCACGGGCAGCCTTTGGCTTGTTCATAAGGTCGGGCATTCCATAGAATGACTTCTCATAAATAGAAGGCTTCATAAGCGTGTTCAGACTTGCCTCATCAAGGTCTTTAATCTTGTTGAGCAGGGCCAGCTTCACCTCAAAGTTCTGAGTGATTCCTGTGCTTTCTTTCTCGGCATCAACAATCTCAAACTTCCAAGTGCCTCTTTCTAAGCCACTTAAAGGGTCAATACGCATCTGCGGGTGAAGCTGAATGACAAAGAAACGCTCCCTGTCTCCCACTCTATCCCCATTGAAAATCATTTCCCCTATCTCGTTGAATAACGGATGGCCGTAACGGGCATTTCCATTCACGTCGTATCCCTCAAGGAATCCCACCTGATATGGAACACGATTCCAACGGATTGTCCAGGGAGAAGGAATCCCATGCTCCCCCACCTTCCTCACCATACCAGAGGACAATGGACGGTTCATGTCCTGTGAAGTTCCCCTCTGCTCGAATACGGTGCGCCACTTAGACGGATTGAGTCTTACTTTAATGATTTCTCCTGGCTGAAGGTCAATGAGCTTTGCTTCTACTTCTTCAGGCCATGTGTTGATTTCGTGAATACTATCACGACTGTTTGATACTATCATATATTTATTGTTTTAATTACGAAAGCAAATAAACAAAAAAAGGGCCAACTTTTCAGCGGCCCCCTTTTTATGACGGAATGACTATTAGATGATAGTTCCTCCGAAGTACAGCTTAGAAGCAAGCATCGTCTGAGCAGCGAAATACTCATTGTTGATGATTTGATACTTCATAGCGTTGAAGTGAGCTGGGTCACGCTTCACAATCTGGTTCATCACCGGAGTTCCGCCTGTGGTTACAGGAGCCTTCAACTGAAGAACACGGAACATAGGAGCTGTAACAGTGTAGGAAGTGTTGGTCAGTTCACGAGGAACGGCTACATCTTCTTTAGGGATGATGCAGAAGGCATTAGCCCAGTATCCGTTAGTCAGAGAAGAACCATCGCCAGTGATGTCTGGAGAGTACATGGCTTTGTGAGCCCACTCAGAAGCCTCGTTCAGATTCACCTTGAACTTACCAAGGATGAAGTGACCAAGAGACTTTTTCAGTCCTGGACGAACACCTTTGTCGTTCATTTCGCCAGAGATGTACTGAACAGCACCACCCTGAAGAGGAGCAAAAGCGTTAGCCTGAATGCTCTGAAGGAAAGCGTAGCCACCCCACAGGTCAAGCTCAGTGCCAGCACCTTTGTTCTGAAGACGGATACCAATGTTCTCAAGAGTAGCCATTTGTACAGCACCAGGAGCGTAGTCATCTGTCAAGCCGAATGTCTGGGCAGCAGTGGTGAAACCAACGGTGGTTTGGAGATTGCTTCCAGAAGCTGTCAAGAATTGGTCGCCAGTACCACGAGTGATAGCAGCAGACTTCTTCAGCATGGCAGTCATCATAGCATCAGCGAAGATACGGGGAGCAAGGATGCTCTGTCCGCCCTCAAGCTGGAACATGAAAGACTGATTGTAAGTGTCCTGACCAACGATGGCAGAAGGAGTGCTCATATACTGGAAGCTAACGCCATAGCGAGCCCAGTTACGAACAGTACCATTTTGGAATTCGCCGTTAGGGTCATTCACACCATCTTGAGGAAGCAGAACGCTACCAGAAGGGATGGTGGTGGTAGTGGCGGACAGGGTGGACAGAGGACGAACGGTGATGCTGAAATTGTTCGTAGATGTGTTGGATGGAGGCGTTACAGCTACAACGTTCAGAATCAGGTCTGGGTTAGCTGCTACCTGAAAGTTCTGTCCTACGGTGGCGTAAGGATAGTAGGTAGTGGTAGCACCATTCACCAGAGAAGGAGCTGTTACGTTGATGATGGCCTCGCCGCCTGCGGCTGGAGAAGGGGTTGTTACGGAGATAACAGAAAGCGTATTCAGTACGGAATCCTGTTCAGCGTGAAACACCTGAGTGGTATTGCTCTGAACACCTACGAAAGCCTTGTTGTCTACGAGGTGAGCCATAAGGCCGTTCTCGATGAGCTGACGGTCAGGGTAACGGTCAAGGAGTGTAGGCCAGAATTCACGGACGAATGATACGGTGTCCGCTAAACCGGAAAGGGTGGCGGCATCAGCTACCTGATTTGCACCCGACGGGCTAAAGGCATTTACGCCGTTCGACCCATACTGTAATGGATTAGGAGTTGGCATTTCTTTTTTTGAAAATTACATGTTAAAAATTTGTTTGAACACCCACAACTCTAAGTCCTCCAAAGGTGGGAGCATTTGCTACCGCCCCTCTTGGATTTATAGGTGCTGTGTTGTTCTGTGGCACTTGATTGTTTAGGGTACGATTGATTGCTTCAACGGCTTCTTTAGGAGCTGACCTCCGAGCCGCTTCCAACATCGCCGGAATCTGGCTCTTCAACATTTCCAATTCAGCCATAGCAGCGGCGGCCTTCATGTTGGGCCACACATTGCCTTCTTTGTCAAGCGACAATGGCACATTATCACTATAAACAATATCCCTCACTTTCTCAAAGTCAAGCTCCGGCATCTTATACCCCGGAATTTCCAGGGACAGAGGCTCTGGCTTGATTCCCTTAATGCCATCCTCTACCAGATTGTTAAAGGCTGATTGATAGCCTTCTAAATCCATTTCGGTGATGGCGGGAGCCTTTGCGGCTTCAATGCGCCCTTTAATCTCGTCCTGTTGAGCTATGCGCTGCTGGCGAATGCCTTCGGCTTGCCATGCAATAGCATCGTAATCCTCCTCAGATAACCCAAGATTTTCGGGTGCTTCAAAGTCAATATCGGGATATTGTCTTCTCAAGTGCGATTCAATGTGGCGGTCTGTTTTCGCCCAAGGATTAGCCTCTTTAAAGGCATCCTTAATGAGGTCAAGAACGGTTTTGTTCTCGTAGTTCTCATTCAATACCTGAAGAACGGCTGGGTTGTCAAGCAACTCCTTCACCTCTTCGGGCATCCTGTACTCCACCTTAACCTGTGGTTCGGCAGCCTCCTGCAATCTGGCCTCCATATCCGCCAGCTTTGCCCTAAGAGCTTCTATATCATCTGCTCCTGACTGGACAGCTTGCGGAGTTTCCTCCTGAGTTACGGGCTCTTGTTGCTCTACTTCAGCCTGCGGTTCATCCTGATAGGTGAGGGGCTCATTGTAGTTCTCCTCCCCCAAGGTCACTTTCGTAACCTTGAATGGGTTCTCCATCAAATTGAGATTGCTCTCCTCCGTCTGGAAGGGGTTCTCCATATTGTTCTGGCTGTTGTTGCTCAGGTTGTTGTTGCCCAAGTCCTGCTGGCTGTTGTTCATTTCCTGCGTCATTGTTTCCATACATTTTATCCATTTCTATTTGTATCCTCTGCAAAATTATATCGGGATTTTGACTATTCATAGGATTAGCAAAGGCAGCCTTTGCATATTCCTGAATTACGTTCCCGAATATTTTTAATTGCTCCAATTTCTCTTTGCCCATTTGAGCCTGCTGGTTAGACAACATCTGTCTTTCCGTATTGGCTTGGTCCACCATTTGTTGCTGGGCCATCTTCTTCATCTCAGTCCTCTTCTGCTGCACAGCCAAATACGCCCAAGCCTGCTTCATATTGTCTATGATTTTCAGGTAGGCATATTGGTCCATTGTAAGGCTTCCGGAAGCAAGTGCTTGTTGTGCCTTTGCATACAAGTCTTGCCAGTCGGCTTCTGTAGGCAGTGGCTCAACAACAAGATTTGGGATGCGCTCGTCTGGGTTGCCGGGTGGGACAGCAAATGGCATATTCTTAGCCACACCCACTTCTCCTGTTTGCAAAATGTCATACATGAGATTCTCCCACAAACTTGAGTAAAGTTTGATTTTCGCATCCATCAATCCAGACAGAACATTGTCGCTTCCCTGAAGAAGCATTTGCGTTACGGCCTTACCTACTTCTGGATTAACACCGCCTCCGGTGTCCACTTTTGGAACGCCTACAACATCATGCAGGAGGTTGATTTGTTGAAGGAGTAAGCCCCACAATACTTGCAGGTTTCCTCCCCCGTCATTTGATATAATGCTAATGGCATCCTTTACGGAAGCATTGTGGAATCCTTTATAAGCAGAAGATGACACAACACCAAGACCTCTTTCAAGGAGCGTTGTCATCAAGTCCTCTGCCGTCACATCATCCCCTTCTTTCATAGCAAGGTCAGCCAGAGCATCCTGGTCCACCCTAATCATCCAAGGAAGGAACTCTTTAACGTATGTCTTGAACTTCTTAAAGGTGTCTTCAATAGCATCAACGTGAGGCTTGGCTCTATCAATGATGGATGTGGATTCACCCCTAATCATTCCGGAGTGATGCCACACAAATGAACCATACACCTTAGAGGCGTTCACCTTAAAGGCATCCTCGTTGTTGGTTACGATAGGTTGCCGAACACCAGGCTTAACCCCGTAGTCATAGACGTATCCGGAGCCGCAAATGTACTTACCCCCGAAAAGGTTCTGAACCTTAGCTGTGTAAACGTCACCATCTTTTCCGGCAGTTTTTTTGGCATATCCATTATAGGCCCGGCCATTTTTAATGTTGGTGTAGAGTAGGTCTGTGGAGACGAACTCAAAGTCCATAACGAGTACATAGTCTGTATAGGTGTTGGTAAAGGTGGCTAAGTAATTGTTCGCTCCCGGAGCTGCCCACCAATAAAGCCAATTATAGAGAAGGCTAAATTGTCCTCCACGGAGATTGTTTAGTTCTGAATCCGTGAGGAATTCTTGCGCTTCGATGCGAACTTGCTCAACAGGAACAGGCCGTATTCTGTAGCTCCAAACAATATCACGCCCATCAGGATAAAAGGACATACTATGACCGCTATTAAGCGGGTCCAGCCATTCGATTTGTCTTTTTCCATTTACACGATTGATATAATGACCCCTAACAGCCGTGATGGCATCATCATAGTCAGCCATCCGGGCAAGTGTTTCTATATTACTTTCATGCCCCACTTTTGTCAATGCCAACTCAAGAGACATTTCCTCAAGAAATTGCGGCATTGTGTTTAGCTTGATTTCAAGTTCTGCTTGGTCAATCGGCACGTCGTCCGCAGTGAGTCCAAGGTGCTGAAGGAATTGCTCCATTTCGGCTCCCTGTTGTTTGAGGGCCATAGCAGCCTGAAGTTTAGCTTTAAAGTTAAGCCTTTCGTCCATAGCAAACGCATCTATCATAGATACGGATGGTTTGAACTTCTGCTTGTTCAGCTTTCCTACAATGCTTTCCAGGATTGTAGACGTGAGCTTCATGTTGCGAAGGTCGGCCCCAAGAAGCGTTTGTGAGTCGTTGGCCCCCAGGTTGTCTATGGGCTGCACCGTGCGTAGGTAGCTTTGATTGCCTAACGCATATTGATAGTTCTCCGCCCATCTCCGCTTGGGAAAGTTAGGGCTCTCAATTTGCATCAAGTGCCAAGTCTCCAAACCAGAAGCGAAGTCCTTTCCGAACTCCTTAGACTTCTTCTTATCAAACGAAACGGATAAATCTGGTGCGAACATTTATTATTCAAAGCTATATTTTGGAGGACCGTATGGGCTTATAGCCCTCATTGTATTGGGGAACCGACTTGGATTATATGTCCTCCTGCGAGTTGTATTCATTACGGGGTTGAAGGCTTCCATATTAGGCTCAAACTCCGGCTCTTCCATTTGACTCTGTGGCACAGATAGCATTGATGGTTGCCTCATTAAATTCATCGGCGGAGGAGTTGCGCCAGGCCCCATGTCAGAAGTTTGAGGAGCCATTCTCATTGCTGCTGCATTTTGTGCCGCATACGGATTATACATAGGCTCTGTTTCCGAAAACTTCGTAGGTATTTCGGCAAAAGATTTGTACGGGGACGGGGTGGTTGGCGTTACATCTTTCTTCGTAAACTTCAACCCCTCTGTAGGCATAAAGGCCAAAGCCCCCTGAACAGGAGACATTCCAGCAGCAGCATTGTATTGCCTCCTTGCTGCATCCATCTGAGCCATCTTAGCCTCCCAGTCCTGAACTCTTCCCTGCCTTCTGGCATCAGCCGTCATAGAAAGGTTTGTTAGTTCTCCTTGTGCTGCCCTCTGAGCCTGCGCTCCACGAATGGCAAGGTTACGCCGTGCGGCTTGTCCCTGTGCGTTCATTCTTGACAAAAGGTTCATAAGATTACTGCTTGTAGCACTCCCTCTTTTACCGGCGGCAAGGACATCCCCCTGTTGTTGGGCAATGCCCTCCATTTCCTGAGCATAGCCCGGAGCGAGTGTTGAGGCGGCCCTTGAACGAGCCTCAGCTAATTGCTGTTGTTCAATAGGGGAAAGACCTGGTGCGCCTTGTTCCATAAGACGCTCGCGCTCTTTGCGTAGCCTCCTTGCCTCCACCATCTGAGGAATGGAGCCGAGAAACGCAGCTCCGGCTCCTATTGCTGGCATCTGCCAATTTTCTACTGCCATATTATTGAACTATTGAAACGTTACTTTTAACCTCTATGAAATTCAGCTTGTCAAAGCCGTCAGCCTTAAACGCAAAGTTAGAATATATTATCCTACTTTCCATAAGTTTCCCTCCAAGTAGTCCTCCCGTAGTGTTCTCCGCTCTGCGGATGGCTGCTTCCCAGTCTCCCTTCCTTTGAATGAAATAGTTAGGGGAAATAGAGGAAATCAATTCCGTTCCGCTGTCAATAGGAGCAACCAGATTCACTTGTGTTGGTCTGTTGCCAAACACCTTCACCTGATTCCATCGTTTCACTACGGCAGGACTCTCGTTTGTAACGAGTTCTACGGATGGGTCTTTGAAGACATCGAATATAAAGTTTTGTGGTACGGATATAGTGCTTGCTTCCACATCAGCAACATATATCTCCCCGTTAATAAACCAATATTGCTTTGTCGGCAATCCAATGGCTCTCTGAGGATATTCGTTTCCTAATGGTCCCAGTTTCCAATATTCCCTCTGACCCTGGAAAGTTTTGAACCTTTCAGAAAATACGGAAGTATTCTTCCCTTTGCCAAGCAGATTGATTTCATCTGTCACCTGGTCGTACCAAGTGATGAGAAGGGGGTTGTCGTTGTACGTCTTGCGGAGGAAGTTCCCAAAGCTGTATGTTAGGCCAAGCCTTTCCATCCCGGCATTGGAATAGCGAATCATATCATTCACTACATCACTCCACCAATACACTGTGCCGAGCGGAGTCTTTGTAACGCTCATTTGTCTTGCCGTTCCAAACTGCCCTACGAGTGGTCTTTGGGAGGCAAGGTAGGAATCGGTTGTAGTTACATTGTTAGTGCCGTCTACATTCTGAAGCTGTATGGCATCGTAATAGAAAGAACTGATTCCGAATGAACCTATAGCAAGAAGCACTCCCGGCTCCCTCTGTGTTGCGTTTGTTGTAACAAGAGCCGTAAGGGGACCGTTCTCAGCAGGAGCCTGCCGGAAGTCAAGAGAGTTGAACTTGTTTAGTCCATTCACTTGTGTCCCTTGAATGATGGAGCCGGAGAAGCAGATGTTACTTGGAAGCCTTCTGTTCTGGACATCCTTATAGTTTACAGTGTTGATTTGCCCTATGTCCTGATTCCACTCTTGTGCGTAAATGTCACGAGGGGACATACTTATCATATTCCCAAACCATCCAAAAGTAGGCACACGTAGTGTGAGGTTACCCAATACTGGTTCATCGTCTCCAGAACCATCTGGGAATCTATAACATTGAATATCGTTTGCGGTTTGTGGGAACTGTTTAAGAACTCTCGCTACAGCAGCATCCCCCTTTAAATAGCCAACCACTTCATTGTTTACATTTCCGCTTTGCATTTGCAAAAACTCTGACCGGCTATATGTTGCCTGAGTGGTGTAAACAATTTGCTCATCTACATTTCCCTCTTGCGTTACTGTAAAATTGTAAAGCAAAGGATACCATCTTGCAGGGTCATTTGTTGAAGCAACACTATTTACGGCTTTGTCATAAACCGCTACCGGGAATGACCAGGGCGTTAAGTATCTCCTTCCGGACCTTGTGCCAAGCTCGTTTAAATAATTAGGATGAGCCTCAATGTTATCTAATTGCCTAATATAAATTAAGTCGCCTTCAATTCTATGTATTTTAAATTTTAACACCCGGCATAGCCTTCCTGCGTCAGTAGCCCATGCATCAGGGTTTATCATTGATTGAGTAAGGTCTAAATTAGTAGAGCCTTCTTCATATTGCTTGTTGGTGTTATATTGCGGGTATATTGTAATAAATAAATTGTCTCCTTGAACAATTGGTGGGGCATCATACATTTTAATTGCAAAACCAGCGAATGTTAGTTTGCTATTTGATTCGTCTGCATTATATATTTGATTGACATCTTTTGTTCTGTCATTAACAGAAATCTTATAATTTGTCAATCCGGGGTAAACCCACGAAACATACCTTGGGGATTGAGTTTCGGTTTGATACCAAATAAACATCTCACCTACGCTTTGATGCATAGTAATGATGTTTTTAGCCTTACTCCTAACAATGTTCACCCTATCCACCCAATCCGGCAATGCGCCTTTAATCTTATATCGTGCTACTGTGTTATTTTTATCTGCTTGGTCGTAAATTTCAACTTGTGTATCAAACAAATTACTACCATTTCTATCAAGCACTACTCCTTGACCGTTAGGATATGTTTCTCCAGCTCCAGATATTACACCGCCTCCAAAAGGAATATTTATATCTGAACTGCTTCTTGTTGTCAAACTCTGCGTAAGCCAAGGGGCAACAACATCAACAGCATTTGTAACGGGATAGGTGCGACCAAACTTATCAACAAGCTCCACACCTATTGTGTACCTTCCCCAAGGGACAAAAGAGTTGTATGTGTAGAAATAATCACTTATTACCGCATTCGGGTCTTGCCTTAAAAATTCGCTTATGTTGTTAATCTCAGCTTCTACGGAGATGTTGTTGTCGTAGGGGTAGTCAAGAAGATAGTTGCCATGATTCAGCTTGTTCTGCGCTATCTCATTAGTGACACTAAGCAAAGGAACACTGTCAAACCGGGCATCTGTAATGTCTGAAGCAACAGTGTTCTTAATTGAAGTGAGAACATTCCGTAATGTCCAAGACTGCTTAGGGTCGGTTACATTGTCATTATAGATGAGTTCCCTCCACACGCCATCATTCCCGTTCCTCACCACTATCACCACCTTCTTAATAAGGGAAGACTGACTTGTATACGTGTTATACTCATCGTTCGGAATCCTTATCGTTACATCATAAATGGTGTAAATATTTTGCGTATAAGGGGCAAGACGGCTTTCCTCGTTATTGTCGTACACATAATAGTATGAGTATTGCAAGCCCGTGTTCGTGGTGGTTTTATTTCCAAACGTAATGCTCATTTCCTCCGGAGTGAGAGGAGGAAACACCTCAAGTACCACACCCGGAGGTCTCTTGATTTGGCTGTAAAACCAATCTAATACGGGAGCAGAAGGATAGACATCTGGTTCGGCAGGGTTCTCCTGTGTGCGAATCCCCTTCTCAATGTTCACCATCCGAGGGTCATTCACATTGTCTGTCCAATACAGCTTGCCATCAACGGCAGCCATAGAGACATTGTAAAGAGCGTATTCGGGATTATCGTTAGACTTCAGATTGAGCCAGTCTCCCTGAACAATAGCCTTTACAATATCCTCTTGCGTAACAGGGTCTGTAGAGATTCTGTAAATAGCGTGATTGCTCTGGCTATTGTACATAGCGAAGTACACATTCCGGGATTCCAAGTCGGCATACACACCCACCACTTGATTGTCTCCGGCAGGAGGTGTAAAGCTGGTGATTTTCTTGTTGCCCAGAATGAGTGTTCCCCCGGAAAGGTTTGTGTCGTCCGTAGAAGCACCGAAACGCAGATTAACTGCGTTCCTTGCCTCGTTAGGCTTTATCACCCTATCGTCTACATCGGGATTAACCCTGTCTACTCTGTGTATCATTCTACAAAGTTACTGCAATTTAATCTTCTGGCTATCATACTCCTCGTACATAGTGTACCAATCAGGAATGCCGTCTGCGTTAATCTGGAACTCTTCATTCCAATCTATCTTATTCCCGTTCCTTGTAACATCCATCTTGTTAAATGAAGCTGCGGCAGCCCTCCTTTCCTCTGCTTGCTTGCCGTACATTTCAATAATCTTGGCCTTTGTTTTGTCGTCAAGTTTATTCACCAATTCCAATTTACCAAGCCTAAGCCTTTCTGCCGCATCTGCCTGGTCTTTGGGGGCAAAAGGCGATATTGGAGGATATGGTGTGCCGGACATAATGTGGAAGAATGCTTCAACAAGTTCGTCTGATTTGTATGGCTTTTTAGCGGGGAAATACTCAGGCCCAATCTTATCAGATGTCCTTGAGAAGAATTTATCCTGAGCCAATTCCAATTTGATAATTGAATACAAATTATCCTTTAATTTATTCTTCTCCTCTGAAGGCATATCAGACTTCTCAATCTGCGGATACTTTGAGGCATACTCTTCTTCGGCTTCCTTATCAATCAGCTTCTCGAATCTCTCTGGGTCGCCTTCTTTAAATTGAACGTCAGCCTTTCTTTCCTCCTGTTTAGTTTCTCTTGTCTCGCCTTTAATAGTCTCCCTTGATATATCCTTAGCCGTTTTGTATCGCTCAGGTTTTGTAGAAACGGATACACCAAAGAAAGAAGCCAGGATGAGAGCCGAGGTTTTTGTAAGTCCTTCTTTCTCTTGTAATTTAACAAAGTCTTGTACAATTAGTGGAGGAATCAGCTCCAAAATGTCTTCCTGCAAACTATACAATTCCCCAAACTGAGTCACCCTATCCCCCTCTTTGTTTACCTGCGATAGCCAGTAATTTATAGGAACTCTCAATGAAGGGTTTGCTTTACCTGAAATAAAATTAAGCATAAGAAGAGCTTTATCCTCTGGCTTCATTTCTTTTGTTTCTCCCGTTGTGGATGAAACAAACTCTCCGGCAAGCAGTTTAGAAACAAAACCTATAGCTTTTGCATAGCCTGCCGTGATGTCCACCTTGGTGTCTTTGCTAATCTGGATGCTTCCGAATCCCGAACTTAGTGGATTAAGGTCCACCTTAGTGTCATCGTCATCATCACTTCCATAGTACAGATAGGCAAGGCCAAGAAGCTCCATCATGGCAATAGTGAACTTTGCTGTTGTCTGCAATGCAAACCATGCCGCTTTAGGAGATTCCCTATAAAGTGATGCGTACCATAGAGGGTTAAACATCTGGAATCTTGAAACAAGAAGTCTTACAGAGAAAAACAAATTGTTCAGGATTCCTGCTGAAGATTCTGCTCTTCCGAGCCCAGCTCTTCCCGTAAATAAGTTAATGGCAGAAGCAAGGTTTTTAAAGTCCTGCAAGTTCTGTTGCTCAGATAGCCCAGCATCCTTAAACACTTCCGCCATATCACGGAATATTTGTACACGCTGATAGTTAATAAAACTATTAAAAGCCCTTTCGCTTCGTGTGGCTATCCCAAGACCTGGAAGTATTGTACGACCTTGGACGACAAGTGGCTTCTGCCATATAGGTAGCCTATGCAGAAGATTATTGGCAAACAATTCTTCCCCTGCTTTTAACTTGGCTGATTCTTCTGCTATGTAAAGCCCTGCGGCTTTCATCAGAGTGTAATCATCCGTTTCTTTTAAGTCTGTAAGCCAGTTGTCGTAGAATTCCTTAGAATCTCCAATGCCACTAAACACATCGTATGTGCTTTGGAACATGAACTTCAGGTTATTCAAAGCCTTTTTCTGGCCCTCAAATGATAGCCTCCAATTCTTTACACTCGGAACCAATAGCTGCCCAATTAAGAATGGAAGGCCCTGACGAAGCGGGGCTGACATATCAAGTCCTGAAAGCAATGACTTTGGAATGTTGTAGCCAGCCGCAAGCAAATCAAATGCCTTACGAGAGAACTCTCTTTCTTCCAAGGCTTTCTTAGCAAACTCGTAGTCATAAAGGTCTTTAATCTTACGCTTCTCACGCTGTATTCTTTTCCCTTCTGCATCGAAGTCTATGGGAGGCTTTCGTTTTTTAGTGAAATCCTTTTCCCTTAGCCTGCGCTCAAGTTCTTCAATGTATCTCCTGTCTCTTTCTTTGGCCGCCTCCATGCGCTCCTTTTCGGCAATGCCTGTTTGCTCAAGGATTTGCTCAAGAGCCTTTCTCTTACCCTTTACAACTTGGCTCATAGCTTCTGTTGCTGCTGAATTAAACTTCTGTGCTCTTGGTGTGCGCTGTCCGGTTCTTTCAATCTGGGCTATTTCTCTTTCAATCTTTTTGATAGCCTCCTCCTTAGCCTTCAGAGCAGCGTCCTCCTTTTTCCTAAAAGTGATGCCCATACTATCCTTGGCATTCTGTATCTTCTGCTTGAGGATGGCAATGCTTGGAAGGTCAGGTCCTTGTTGTTTTCCTTTCCCCGTAGTGGTTTCGCCACGAATAATCTTTGCAAGTTGCTCCCTGAGCCTTTCAAGTTCTTTTGCTTCTGGAAGTTTAGCAATGCCAAGCCGCTGTTCCATTGCCGCAATTTGATTTCTCAAATCTTTTACGGCTGGAGATTCTGGGGTGGCCCTTGGGCGCACTTCTATTCCCTGTGCGTAATAGCCTTCTGCATCCTTCTGTAGTAGGTCATCCAGCTTGTCTTGCAAATCCCGGAGCTTATTCATCTCCTTCATCTCAGGAGTGAGAAGAGCGTTCTTGCGTTCGTTATACTCTTTCCTAAGAGCGTCCCTCTTTTCCCTTGCCGCTTTTAGCTCATCAGTTTCGGGTAGGGTCTCTTCTGTACGGAAAGAAGAGAAGTCTCCTTCATTTAGTCTTCTTTCGTATTCCGTAATGGATTGCTCAAGAGCCTTAATGGCATTGTCAATTTTGATTTGAGTATTGACTCCGGCCTTCTCAAGAAGGTCTTCACGAACTTTCTTCAGGGCATCACGTTGTTCTTTAAGAGCCTGTGCCGCCGTGTCGTATTCAACTTTTTTAACGGACTTCTTAAACCCTTCCACCTTTTCCCCTGCGGCAATCTTATCCTCGATGGTTTTGATTTCCTTATCAAGGTCTTTAATCTGATTGCCAAGGGCTGTCTTGATTCTTTCAAGAGCAGACTTGAGATACACCTCTGGGTTTACATCATCAATCCCAAGTTCTTTGAGCCCTTGATTGATTTCCCGTTCCATATCTCGGATGATTTGAGTTTTCTCATCCCTAACCAATCCAGATTTCAATGGACGGATTCCATTCTTAATGTCTTCAAGCTGGGAACGTTTCATCCCTATCCGTTTCATCTCACGGATGGTTTTATCTATCTCCTCCTGGCTTGGCATAATGCGGACACCATATTGCGTAATGGCATCCCGTATATCTCTTGCTGTAATACCTTCAGGAAGTTCTGCTTTGTAATCACGAAGGATGGCTTTGGAAACTTCATCAATGTCCTTTAAGCCCTCCTCTGCTACGTAATACTTGATTACATCGTTTGGTATCTTCAAGCCATTCTTGCCTACAGCAAATGGCTCTACAACGCCGTCTTTGATGGATGAGGTGAATTCTTTTTCTGCTTCTACCTTCTCGTCTGCCGTAAGTGTGCCGTACCAAGTGGAAGCCTTGATGTACTTCATGGCTTTGGCAATAGCCTCATTGACGACCTTATCGGAAACGTCATTCTTATCGGCTACATAATCCATCACCATTCCAACAGCATCCCTGTACACCATTTCGCCATTGGACGTATCCTTTGCTTTCCTTGCCTGTCCACTTCCCTTCTTTGAGAATATAGAAGCAATAGGCTTGGCAATCCTGCTACCCCAGCTTTGCAGGGTGGCAATTACTTTAGGCTTGGCAACTTTAGGATTGGTGCGTTCTGCCTCGTAATGTTCGGCAAGTCTTTCGGCAACATCCCTATTATCCCATTCCTGTTTTAGTTTTTCAAATTCTTCCTCTGCCTTTTTGAGGTCTTGCATTGCTTTGTCGTACTCCTCAAACTTCTTAGCCACATCATCTGGCACGAACCCAAATTTGGCCCCCCATTTGTTCTTCATATTTACAAGAGTATATGAAGCGTCTACGAGAAGTTTACGTAAACCAAAGGCACGAGCCATAACATTACCCGTAATTATAGAGAACTTCTCGTATTCAACTAAAGCTCTTTCTGTATCTTTAAGTTGTGCTTTAAGATTATTCTCAAGCTCTCTATTGCCCTTTTCTCTTGCTTTATTGATTTCTTTGTACAGCGTAGAAGCCTTGTTATCAAGAGTGTTCTTATAATATACAGCCGCCGCTACTTCGTCAGGAGAAAGAACACGTGGGCTTTCATAAGTTATACTATACACCATAGCCGCAGGGTCAATCGTGCCGTTATCCACAAGCTCCTTACCCCTGTCAAGCATCTCCTTGGTGGTTCTGCGCTCAATGTTTACGCTGTCAATAATCTCTTGAGGTACGAGCCTTTTAGCTATACCAGAGACGGCCTCCTGGCCTGACGCTGCGTAATTGAGGGCAAGCCGGGACATTCTCTGCTCCAGCTTGGATTTATCAATTCGCTCTTCGGCCTTCTTCTCTGTCATCCCCGTGGAGATGAGGTAAGCCTTGACGGCTTTTAGGGCCTCCTCAACATTGTAATTAGACTCCCGTAGCTTTTCCCCTCCCACTTCATACAGCACCGTGTCGTTGCTTACGTTGCCGGAGAAGCCTGCCTTGCGAGCCTGTCCCTTATTTTCTTTAGGAATTCTTTTCATTGGAACTCCTTCAGATTCATTTTTTAAAGCATAGTCTATAAGGTCTTTTTCATTGTCAAACTCTCCGCCATAGGCTTCTTCGTAATCAACAATAAATCCGTTCTTCTTATAAAACTCAATGAGGTCTTTCTTGCCAAGACCTTCTGTGCCAAACGGCTTTGCATCAAGAGTTAAAATAATCCCCGCTTTGTCGGCAGCATCTGTAATGTCTTTCATCACAGACATCCCCTCTCCTTTCCCTTTGTCAAAAACGGCAATATCCTGTAGTTCTATTTCTTTCCGGTTGCCTTTATCAAATCTACTAAATTCTAATGCGGCCCTGTCGTCATAAATAAATTCTTTTTTAGAAATAGGATTTACGGCTAATGACTTTGTGCCGTTTAGTATATTTAAAAAGTTATTTAATATCTCGTCTTTGACATAGGATACTTTTGGCTCTTCTTCTTTTTTGGTTTCGTTGTGCCTTTTAATAATTTCAGCTACAGCCTCCTCTTTGGTTTCGCCTAATATATCTCCATAGATACTTTTAAATGAATAAGGTTCTGCGTTCGGCCTATAAAAATTAGGATTACTCCAATTCTTCTGGGACTTATCATACCATAGCCTTCCTATTTCTTTACCATTATCTAAAACAACATATTCGGCATCATTGGCAAAGTCATCAGATTTTTTAACAACAACATCTTTTGCTGTTAAAATAATAGGAACCGCCCTCGCCTGCCCCTTCCGCCTTGTAGAGACATCCCTCCATACTTCAGGATTATCCAAAAGGTATTGGCGCATCTCGTCGTAGGAAAGGCGCACCTCTTTGCCTGTTCCGAGTTTAGAAGACTTCTCTTCGATTGCATCATAATTGTCATCAATAAACCTAATTCCATCACGATGCAGTCCTAGTTTCTTTATGCCATCAAGAACATCCTCTTTTGTCTTGTTGCCTTTTTCTTGAGATTGCTTTACCAACTCTGCCCCCCGGTTGATTTTATCATCAAAGGTGACATCTGATTCAATGAATACAGGAATCTTTTGCTCCCCAAGTTCCTTTGCAACAACGGCTCTATTTCTGCCTTCTTGGGAAAACTTACCTCCTATTGTTGATATAAAAGGCGTATTGATTTTCGCTCCCGACTCTATAGCTTTCTTAATAGCATCTGTTTTTCCAGCAAGGATATTAGCATCAGTTTTGGTTTTTAATCCCTTCCTTACTCTTTCCAAATATTCATTTGGGGACATTAAAACTCTATCTGCCTTTACCCCTTTATAGAAGAACTGATAACCATCATCTTCTAAAAGGTCATCAATTGCTGGAACTCCAGTTTTATTTGGGTTAAATATTCCCTTGTATTTGCTGATTTCCTTGGCACTTTCTTCAGCAGAAGACAAGGCTTCCCCTCCTGTTTTTACAATGAAATCACAGGGCTTTAAGTTCTTCGCCATACTTTATTTGTTTCCGAGTTCCTGGTCGAATATTAACAAGCCTCCTGGGCATTCACTCACAAGGCTAAGACGGGCTATAAGGTCTCCGTACTCACCCACAGCTTTCGTCTGTATCTTTACAAACTTCTGTATCCGGGCGTGAACCGTTGCGTCCTTAGTGGCGAAGTAGAAGTCATTGTAGAACTCGCCCAAATCTTTCTCAAGTTCGTATGCGGCATCAAGGATTCCCATAAGGTCAATGCCTTCCTTGAAGTCTACAGCATCTACCTGTGGCATATCAGCTTCGTCCCCTCTGTCGTTAAAGAAGTCACGCAGCTTGTAGTAATGGGTTAGCTCGTCAGCAGATTCTGCTTCAAAGAACTTCTGAGCCCCGAACAGGCCATACTTCTGGCAGCAGGAAGCGGCATACTTGTAGAAATTGGAAGCATACAGCTCGTGCTCAACGGCTTGGTTCAGCTTCTTTTTGTCACTTGCGGAGAGAAGGGATATTTTCATCATGGACAATCTTTTGTAACGACTTCTTGTTCTTCAAGGCCGTTGATTATTTTTTCAAAATTACGAGTTATTTCAATCATTTGGTCCACTGTTTCTTTTCCATATTTGTCAATGAGTTCGGAGCGAGCCTCCTTACTCTTAACGGGGGAGAGAGCCAATGCTGCATCAAGCTGGGAGAAAACAGGAGAGGCTTTGCGGAATTGTATGCGAGCATCTTCAGGATTAAATGTGCCTACATTTTCTGTAGCGGATTTAATTTTATTGGGGCTGTCATCAAAAACTAAAACAACATCCCCAATTAATTCTTTTCTTAATTTTTCATTACCTTGAACAAATGCATCTACTATGTTTTTAGCAACAACTCCATCTACTTTTTCAACTCCAAAAAGCCCTTCTTTTAAGAACTCCATGGCGTCTCTATTTTTTGCATATTTATAAGATGCTTTAACTTCTAAATTATTCCATGCCTCAACATTTTCTTTCCCTTCAGCATCAAACTCTTTTACTTTTCTTAAATTTAAGAATACCGGATATGTTTTACCTTTTTTTAATTGTTTAAGTCTATTAATTTCAGACTCAATTTCATTAAAATCTCGGTTATTTCTAACTTCATTTAGTTTTGTCTCTAATTTATTTATATCCTTATTTATTTTTTCAAGGAAATCCTCGTTTAGAGTAGCGTTTTTTTGATAGAATTCGGCTAAGTTTTTATTTGTAGCAAAATAATTGCCAAATTCTTTTACTCCAGATGATAGTCTTTCGCTTTGTTTTCTATCAAATATTTCAATTCCTCCATAAGAACTTCCATGATAAACTACCAGTGGCTCTCCATTTTCATCTACTATTTTAGATGCGTTTTCTGGGTCATTTTCCCAATCTCCAAACCAATTCTTAAACGCTTTAGTACGAACCTGCGCCCATTGGGACTCGTTTAAATTTGTTGGCTTTCCGTTAGGTGCTTTTAAATATGTACCATTCGCTTTTGCATCCTCAATAATTTGATTTGTATCATTTGTTAATGGCGTGGCTCTCCTCGCCTGGCCCCTTGATTCCGCCTGGCCTATTAAGTCCTGATAGGATTTGATGTTATCCTTGCCAACCACTTCTCCCAACTTCTTGTCGCCTTTAAGGACAGCAGAAATATCAGCAGCCAGCTTCTTGAACGCCACCACATCAGACACTTTAATCTGAGGAAGGCCAAAGACAGCCGCTATCTTATTGATGAATTCAACAAGCGCATCACGGAGTGTCGTAGGGATGTCACTCAGAAGAATACTCCCGTCAGCAATCTGACCAATGGTTTCCACTATAGCCTCATCATCTTGACGAGCCGGGTCCACCTCCAATCTCTGTTGCTCCCGTATGATTCCGGCTATCTGCTTGTTTTTTATGGAAGCCTTTTTAAGGCCCGTCACCACCTTGTCGTACAACTCAGGATTGGTGTTGCGGATGATGTTCATCACAGGGTGTGTTCCCTCGTGCCACACCACCACCTTGGCATCCTTGCCACGAAGGAGTGACCTGTTAATAAATATCTTCCCTGAAGGAGCAAAGAACATCCCCTGAGCAGCAGCCTGCCCTGTGCCTCCATTCTCCCTTATGAGCTTATCAAACTCTTCGGGGTTGTCCACCATTGTCACTTCAACGCCAGACTCTTCCAGAGCGTTCTGTACCATTGCAGCGGCATCACGCACTTCCCCCATCTGCTGTTCCGCCCCAAGGATTTCATTCCTCATGCCACGAATCATTGCCTGAGCCGAATCCTTGTCCCCTTTAAGGATGTGGTCGTAATAGCCATCACGCTCCTCTTCCGTCATACGGCTAAGGATTTCGTCATCCGTCAGGACATTCACTTGCGGCGTTCCTGGGAGAGGAGGACGTTGCGTACCCGGAGCTTGGGTCTGCTCTGCTTGAGCGGCTCCTTCTTGCTGTTCAGCTTGCTCCTGAATCTCCATTTCCCCTGTGGCAAGCCTGTTGTAATAATTACCAAGAAGGTCAAGAGCCGTTCCGAGCTCTTCCATTTGGTCGGCTATTTGAGCCCTTGTAAGGTTCCTTGTTGTGGACTTCTTTGAGTTTGTTGTAATGTTGTACAGCCGATACAAGTAATTGGATGCATCTCTCACAGCTTGCGGGTCGAAGCCTTCCTGGTTGTCCGTGGCGGCTTGCAGAGCGGCTTGTATTTCTTCGGGAAGATTGGCAAGAGGCGATACAACTTGGAAGCCTGTTCTTTTCTGACCTTCCAGAATCTTCTCGTCGTCAGGGGCTGTAAACCCAGAATCCTCTCTTTCAGCAGCGGCTTGTGGGCCACTCTCAAAAATCTCCTGTAGCCTCTGATTCATAGCGGCCACTTGTGGGTCATTGGGAGTTTGAGAGAATGGCGTAATTTCAAATCCCTGCTGCCTTACGAGTTCTTGCATCTTCTCGTTGTCAAGAAGCGTATCGAAGTCATCGTATGTGTAGACATTCGTAGAGCCATCGGCAAGGCGAACAAGAAGCAGGTCGGCTCCTCCTCCGCTCCATAGCTTTTGAAAATCGCCAAGAGCTTTTTGTGTAGCCTCTTCGTTTTTGGAGGCCCTCGCTGTCATCCATTTGTTGTAAAGGGTGAACAAAGCCTGCTTGGCAAGAGGATTCATGTCTTGCCTCTTTTTCTGTGCAAGTATTTTATTGAACCCTTCGTAGTTCTCCATGCTCACAGTGAGAGCCTGCGCCTGCTCTTTGTTTAAGTTCCCGTTAATCAGGAACGTCCCAATCATGGCATTGGCAAAGTTCTTCCCCTTCTTGTCATACACCCTTTGCAGGAATTGACTTTGGTTCTCAAGAATAAGAGCCGGATGGGAGGCGTTTGTAAGAACATTCTTTGCGTAATAAGCCTGGGCCGCCCTTTTAGCAAGCTGCTTGCTTATCCCCTCCCCTGTGTCCCTAAACAACGAAGGAGCACCACCCATAAGGATTGTGCCCGTTAGCTGCTTGCCTGTTTCACTAATACGCTCCATGTTGATGTTGGCAAGCATAGAGCCTATTGATGGGTCGTATGGCTTATCATCCTCCACACCCTTACGGATGAGCTCCTCATATACATTCTGAGGAAGCTCCTGCATCATTTCTGTTATGTATTCCGTTCCGGCCCCATACATGGCTCTTCCAAATGCATTCTTGCCGTATTTGAGCCCTCTGAATAACTTAGGAAAATAAGCAAAGGCATCCACAGCATATACAGGAGCTGTTTGAATTTGGCTTTTAAGGGCTGCATTAGCAGCTATTGACGCTTTAGCATGGCTTCCGGTTTGCTCCAAAACATCATTATACATTGTTCCTACAATGTCAGCCGTTTCCATTAAGCCCCCAGTAAGCCCGGCTGCAATAGCAGAACCAAGAACAGGAGCTCCCAGTCCGCCCGTAGCTGCACCAACAGCAGCAGATGCGGCAAGACCTGGAGCCATGCGGCCCAATAATTGACCAAAACCTTGTTGTGCCGCAGGGTCGAATGGGTTAAGAGCTTGCTTCCATCCTTCTGCGCCTGGCTTTAATTTAAGATTTGCCCCTTTAAAATTAGAAGACAACACTTCTCCAAATTGCTCCGCATCGGGCATATTAAAGAATTGCCCCAATCCTCTTACGCCATCTCCATAACTGGACATAATGCTTCGCGTAATCCTATCAACAGCATCAGCCCCGGCTTCACGTGCCACCTCCTGAGACATCTTTGTATCAGAATATTTCTTGGCAGCAGATTCGTATGCTTTTCTATACTTGCCAATAAACGCATCAGAAGGCTTGTATTTGAGTTTCATTTCTGCCACACGCCTATCTAATTGTGCGTTGGCTACAACTTCCGCCTCCTTTGCTTCACGTTCGTAACGGGCTTTATAACGGGAATTAGTGTTCCCAAACGAAGACAGATACTTGTCATAATCCGTTTTCATCTTAGCTCCGTACTTCTTTTGAAGCACTTCGTTCCTGGCCCTATTGGCAGCCTCGTTTACTTGGTCGCTATTAAGATAGGCATTGGCCTGCTCTACGGATAGTTCCCCTTTATTTACGAGGTCTTGGTATTTGGTAACTAAGTTATCCCTGACAGCATTGTACGCAGCCATTCCTTCCTCATCAGCGTCCATTCTTTTTTTGTCCGCCTCTTGTAAGGATTTAAGATTCTGGTTTAGCTCATTAATTTTAGCATCCCTTTCGGAAAATATCTGCTCGCCAAGTTTTGTTGTTCTTTCGTTTAACGCTCTCTGCTCGCTTTCTGTGCCCCCAAGCTGCTTTACAAAATCTTTAGCCCTTGCATCGTTTATAGATATGCCATTCTCTTTAAAGAAATTTCTTTCCGCATCCCCCTCAATCTGTGGACGAGCCAATTCAAAAGGAAGTCTTCTATCAAGAGCGTTCTTTAATAGTTTGTAAACCACCCCGTTTTCAGGGAGTCCACGTCTGCGTACTTCTTCTTTTGCAAAGCTGTCTGTTACAGCATCATCCACGGTGATGTTCCCCGCATTGTTCCTGTAAAGGCCGCGAGGAAGATTTGTTTTTTCTTTTGTATCAATAGAAAGGCTAACCTTTGATGAAATTCCTTTATCCTTGTTTCCTATAATGGACTCCACCCATGTTTCAATCTCTGGCTGAGATTTAGCAAGAATAGCATCGGACCTCCTCCTTTTTTCTTCTCTTGATTTTATAAGGTCGGAAGAGATAACTTCGGGTGTTATGCCGAGAGCTAATTGCCGTCCTGTTGGAGTAGTTTTACTTTTAAGCCCTTGATACGTTTTATCAATATCAACATACTCCTGCTGAATCTGTTCATAATCATCCAGCGGGGTACGCTTATACTCACCATAACTGATACCAGTACCTTCTTTTTTTTTTACAGGCTCCCCTGTAATTTCTTCCTTTTGCTTCATTGCCCGGCCAAGCGATTGACCGAAAGGAGTCGTGGCTAACTTGGCGACAACGCCTGGAGCCCCTTCCGTGATAGCTGTACTAATCCAACCCTTCTCTTCTTTGGGCTGTTTTGCCTGAGTTACGGGTTGTGCCGGGGCCGCTGGCTTAACAGCAAATATGGCGGCATCAAAGTCCTTGTCTGTTTTGTACAAGCCCTTGCTTACGGCTATTTGCCTTAGCGAATTTGCCGCCTCCTTATTTGATTTGATGTTTGACTCAAATTCTTCCGGTGTATATGTACTGAATATACTTCCGTACTCTTTATCTTTTACAAGTGAATTGTAAAGGCTTTTAACTGGTGGCTCACCGCCTCCTGTTGTCTGCGAAGATTCTATTTGTTCAAATTCTGCCATATATTATTTAGGTGTTGTTGCTTGGCTTCCGCCAGTCCATCCAGGAAGATTTGATTTTGTAGCTGTTGATTTTGCTGCGGCTGGAGCTTTAGCCGGGGCCGCTGTTCCGCCAAACATTCCTATGTATTGACTCTTTAGCTTGTTCATCTCTGTGTTCAAATTAAGCCCACGCTCTTTCATAATAGCATTGGCATTATTGAAGAAATCAGGAACACGGTTTTGAGGAACGAATATTTTCTGGGCTATTACATTTGGCGATACATACTGACCACTCACCATGTTTGGAGCCATCTTGTATTGGAGCTCTTTGGTAGAACCAAATACCCCCGGCAAAAGATTAACCTGGTCCGCCTTGATGTCTGGATACAGCCCTGGGTTAATTATTCCTCCTTTCCTTACGAAAGACCCATCTGGGAATGTCATGTCTTCCTTAGCTTGAGCTACATATCCTATGGATGGCCCAACAAGCTGCGCTCCCTTTTCAAGAGCTTTGTACCCGGTTGGATACGAAGCCTCAACATCTACTGTTTTAGCAGTTGCTCCGGTTCCTACTTTCTTTCCTGTTCCCGGAACATCAACGGGCGTTCCCGAAATGTCAATGTAATTGATTCCAGCAGGAAGGCTAATATCAAGTTTACCCTCCTCTGCTGGCGTAACAGATATTACAGGGGTTTCACCCTGAATCCTGTTGTATTTACTATCGTCATCGGGTTTCAGTGTACGATAGGCTTTTGAAGGAGCTGTAATTGTGGAATAGCCAATTGATTGAACGCCCACGTTTATGTCCCCAAATTGCTGTTTCCCAGCCCCTCCGGACTTTCTTCCCTGCTCTCTACGAACGGCAATTACTTCATTACCTGCAAGAGGGAAGGCAGAAGAAAAAAATTCTTGTTTCGCCTTCTGGTCGAGGTCACGGAGTTTTGTCGCATCATCCGGCCTTAGTTGGAACTCAGGAGCCATTGCAAGTTGCTTCTTCCTGTCATTAATCCAATCGTCAGCCAATACTTTCAAGTCGCTTCTTTTTGCAAACAACTTGTCAGCTTCCATTGGGTCAATCTTGCTGGCACGGATAATCTTCAGGTCTGGCCTTCCGGGAACAGGAGCCTCTTCTGGAGTGAACAGCTTTTCGTATTCAAGCGTTTGCGTCACTCTATCAGGAGTTTCGTATGTGGTTTTTATCTTTCCAATTTTACCAGACTCATTACGCAAGATGTCGCCTATGACAGCAGGATTAATGTTTTGGGATGGATTGGAACGGAGCCATTGTGTATATCCCGTAATATGGTCTTTGTTAAAAAAATCAGGGTCTTTTCTTGCCTCAGAAAAATATTGCTCTGCCTTCTGAGGTGTAGCATCAACCCCTATTTCACGAAGCCTTTTGCCTTCAGTTTCTACATTTGAAGTAAGGCGTTTGTTGTAACTATTTAAAGACTCCTTCTTTGTTTTAAATTGCCTTGCCAATGTTTGCACATCTCCCTGTCCAGCTCCTGATTTTATTGCCGACACGAGTTGGTTGGACATATTTGCCGTCTCTTGGTCAATCAACGGAGCAGCATACCCCGCCTCTGTACCCGGAAGCCCCTCTGGAGAAAAATCCTTTTTTTTAGCATCTAACTCCTGTTGCTTCTGTTTATTCTTAGCATCAAGATACGCTTGGCGTTCCCTTCTTTTATTGAAGTCGCTTAGATATGGGAGGATTTCGTTTTTTAATACCGGAATCCCAATGGTTCCCGCTGTTTCTTGTGCCATTTATTTATCCGTGTCTATAGCCCCTAATCCTTTCTACAATCTTAACTATTGTTGGAATCTTCATCCTGTACTTGCTCTGAACGGCATACAAATAAAGTTTCTCGTATTCCATTTTAGAAACCTGCCATCTGGCATCCCCCTTCAGGAAGAAATACTTGAAGTAAAGATAGTTCTTGAAAGCCTCAATAAACCAAGGATGAATACAAGTTTCTTCTGAAGGCGTAATGCAATTCGTGTAGTAGTTCAGAAGGATGTTCCTGAAGCGGAATGTCGGAGAAGTGACAAGAAGCCTCCTGTCATAATCTATTGTGACATCGCCGTAGTCATTCCCGTTCCCGTAAGCATCAATGGCTCCTCCGCCTCCCCATCCCATTCCATAGCCGTACAGGCCGCCCCAATACCAAATGTTGTTCGGGGTGTTGTCCAACAGGGGAAACATCTCGGGTTGCCTCTTGTGGGTTGTAATGCGGTTATTCATTGCCAGGCCCTTTACATAGTGGCCCACCTGAGTTCCTACGCTAATGAAGTCGTAATAGTCATTCGGCAGTTTTGCCGTATTGTATCCGAATTTATCAAACTCGTAAAATATCTCCTTGTTGCGGTCGGGAATCATTGTGTTCACGTCCTTTTGCATAGAACGCACAAAGTCCAGTCCCCATGCCATAAAAGAAAATTGCTGGTTGGCTGGAGCTCCCAGCTCCTCCATCACAACACCAACTAAGCTATCTACATTATCTGCCAGCATATTACATTACGTTTGGATTAGCGTCTGTTATCATGTCAGCCTTCCTTCCAAAACGCTGAACCATTAATGGCATCACCTGATTGACAATGAGCATTATATGGGAATCGTTTAATGTAGCATCATTAGCCACTGCCTGCGTAACATTTATTGTCTTTATCTTTATCGGGTTCTCGCAGGCTGGAAGTATGTATATAACTTTGGCATTAAGGGAATAGAAGTAGTTGCCGGCAAACTTAATTGCCGAGCCGCCACGAATATTCTCGTAGTTCTCAAATGAAATAAAGGCAAGCTGCCTCTTGGCTTTGTAATCCTTGTCAGCAACACTCACTCTTACAACACCCCTGTTCTTTGGGAGCGGAATGTAATTGTCCACCAGAATAGCCCTCATATACCCCGTTACAGGGTCCGGCTCAATAACACCTGAGCTGTTTGCCACAAGCGGTATCTGATACGTTACAAGCCATTGTCCGTTCACGGTGGATTGATTGTCGGCTTTGTAATTCTCAAAGTATTCCTGACGGCCAATGTTGGCGTGGGCTTCTTTCACCCATGCTTCCACCTCTCGGACATCTATGCCTTCTGTGGTGGGGCGGCCTCCCATAAACAGAAGGACAATCTGATTAGCTATGTAATTGTAATCTAAGGCCATTGTTTAGAGGATTTTATCGTTCATTGCGTTTCCGCTTTGAACAAGAACACCATTTGAAAGATTGAAGCCAAGATTGGCAACTGTTCCATACACCAGATTGTCCAGCTTATCAGCCGTCCAGTCAATCGGCGTAATAACATTGATAATGGGAATAGGTCCATTGGAATCCGTGAATGTAAAGGCTACAGGATTTGGTAAAGTGAGTACACGGGCCGACCAAGTAACCACAGGCCCAGGCAATATTTGATATGTAAAATAATCCGAAAGCCTGCCTATTGGTCTGTCCTTTATGGGAGGCACAACCGGATTGTTCTTCAACATCAGAAACTGATTGTCTGGAACAATGTTTACGGGACGAGTATCTGCAAATAAATCCGAATAACTCACCTCAAGCGAAAGGAGAATGTCAATAGCTCTGCCGTACAAAGCCTCCGCATCAAGCAAAGAAATTGTATCTGTATTTCCTGGGCCTCCAACTACATAATATAATTCCCATAAAGCATCAGCCGTTACATTTGTCTGCTCAGGATTGATGGCAGCAGAGGGCCGTCCCGGAGCATACTGAGCAAGGTTGCCTCTCAGCCTCTTGTAGAGGTCAAGCTGGGCAACATTAATGGCATTCTGTATTTCCTCTGCGCTCTTGTAATACCCTGATGCGTTCAGGTATGTCAGCACAGTGGTAATGAGTCTTTGAAGAACATCCATAGTGGGTGCAATTTACAATTTTTTGATTTAAAGAACGAAAGCAATTTTTTTATGCAGAGTAGTTTTGTGCCTTACTTGTTTTACATTTGGGGCATGAGAAACCATAAAATATATGTTTGCCACTATACCGGGTATGCCGACAGATTAAAGAATTTACCCCCCAATTACGACTACGAAATAGTATCAATAGGGGATGGGATTGAAATGCCGGCCTCATTAAATGTCAAGCATTATTACATAATGTCAAAGGAAGAGGATGCAATCATAATAGAAGACGACATCAACTTGCCTTCAGATTTTAACTTTTCCAAGTTGATAGCAGAAGCTAAAACACAAGGACTTGACATTGTATTTTTTGGCGGAGTTAGCGAAAAAGTAGAAGATGTCTGGGGGATACCAATGAGCGTAAAACACCCTATGGATGGGAAGATGGTTTATTATAGTCCCGGATATTTATCTCGTTGCTCACATGGATATTGGGTTTCTAAAGATGCTTGCAAGAAAATATTATCGGAAGAAAATGACTTGTCTCAAGGAATGGACCACGCTTTAAATGGGCACATACAAAGACTGGGATTAAAAGTTGGATGGACGCATCCTTGCTTATATCAAAACACATCAGAATTACTTAATGGACAAAAAATAATGGAACATTTTTATTATTCAACAGAGGGCGAAGATTGGTTTACATACCCAAATCTGTACGCTCAAATTGTACAGACAGCCCCACAGAAAGCTCACTTTGTTGAAGTGGGCGTGTGGAAGGGAAGGAGTGCGGCATTTCTTGCCGTTGAAATAATCAACTCTGGGAAAATAATAACTCTTGACCTTGTTGATACATGGGATGGAAGCATAGAGCATCAGCCATTGCAAGAAGATGTGTTTGAGGTGTTTAAGAAAAATATTAATCCCGTGCTACCTTATGTGAACATTAAAAGAATGGATAGCCTTGCGGCTGCCCTAACCTATAGCGATGAGAGTCTTGATTTTGTATTCATTGATGCCGCACATGATTACGATAGTGTCAAGTCGGACATTCTTGCTTGGCTTCCCAAAGTAAAGCCGGGCGGCTTCCTTGCTGGTCACGACTACCCAACATGGGATGGAGTTACAAGAGCTGTGAATGAACTCATAGGAGAAAATAATATAGAAGCAGCCGAAAGCTGTTGGTTGTACCACGTTAAGTAAAATGAAAATCAACATAGCCATTTCGGCCTATAACAGGCCAGAGTATTCTCGCCGTTCTCTTGCTGCCATCTTTGGAGCAAAGGGATTCTCTGTTGAAAAGTATAAAATCTTTTGCGTGATAGATTGCTATGAAGACGGCTCCTACAATCAAGAGGTTTACGATGTTTATGCCACCTTTGGCATTGCTACGTTTGTCGTAAAAGAAAAACACGGCTGCAACTATACCATCAAGAAAGCCCTGGAGTCAGCGTGGAAAGACGGCCCAGATTTCGTTCTTATGATTGAGGATGATATTATCATCTCTGATGATGCGTTTGAATATATTGAATGGGCGGCAGAGCGGTATAAAGATGACCCATCCGTCCGCACAATTGGCCTATGGGGACATGACAATCAACCCTCTATTCCTATTTCCCCCAAGGACTATGGGAAAGTAATGAGGCAAAACTATTTCACTTGCTGGGGATGGGGGACCTGGAAAGACAGATGGGAGGAAATGAACCACACCTGGACTACGGGGGACGACTCACATAACACCTCTTGGGATGTTATTGTTAGCAGCCATCTGGGAGAAAGAGTGGAAATCCTCCCCGTCATATCCCGTGCCTATAACTGCGGAGAGAATAATGGGACGCACAGGGGAAGAGCGTGGCCGGGACTTGTTGCCTCTGGCCTTGTAGACCCGGATGGCGAGATAAACTATTGGGAGCAATCCGTACCTAAAAAAGATGAAGAGTGGCCCGTGTATGTTATTCTTGGTCGGTTTGGCGATATATACATGGTTTGCAGGCAACTCAAACAGCCTTCCATCATTTGCTGTATGTCACGGTTTTCCAAGATAGTGTACGAACTCTTTCCTCAACACAAAGTGTTTGAAGTTCCGGCGAGTTCCGATGCCGACCCGGTGAGGGCGGAGTCTATATGCCAAAACAAATGGCCGAACAAAAAGATAACGCTTTGCCAGCAGGATGGGCAAGACCCAAAACTGGTCCTTCCGTTTAGAAACTTCCAAGCATTTCAAGAATATCATGCACAACTTTAAAAAAGCCATCATCGCCCTTGATGGTGCTTCAAACAAGATTGACAATAAAGCAATCTTCATAAACATCCGGTATGCGCTAAATGCGCTTCACATTCCGTTTGAGATATACACAGCTCATACAGATGGGTTTGCAAAACTCCAGGAAGATATGAATCAGGAAGATACGCTGTACATTCTCAATGATAGCCTCCAATATCACTTATGCGAGAAGCCTAACATTCTTATAACAAGAAGTCCCTCATGGGTGCAAGCAACGCCAAAGCCTACAACCATAGGTGTTTTTTGCAAGGATGTAGTGGCTCACGAAATATCTCAGCTCATAGCCTGCATAGGGAGGAACACTCCTGTAAGGCAACATCACGACTTGAATGCCGCCACCACCTATCTGTTGGTCAATGAGTATCAGACAACCGAAACTCACACAATGGGCCGCTATGGACTTGCTGCTTTCTCATGGAGCATTCTTGCAACCAATGACGTTCACACAAAACTGCTTCTCCATACTTCTGAAGATTGGCCTACAGTGAACGAAATGCTTCGCGAAGGAATAGAATGCTTTTCCCATCCCGATGACATTCTGATTATAATTAACAGGGATATATGTTTAGTTCCAGAGGCTGTGGCTATTATCCGTAACTACATGGACACTCACAACTTTGATGCCTGCTATGCAAAGCGTGTTGATTGCATCACTCAGGCGGCACTTAGCTTTAAGGACATAAGCAACATTAAAGAATATGAAGGCATTGACTTATTTGCCTTTAGACCAACGGCTTCCTGCATTTCTGAACTTATCAATGTTCCTTTGAAACTTGGCAGAGTGGCATGGGACAATTTCTGGGCAGATAGGATTAAAAATAAACTCCCCTACAATGTTTGCTATCACCTTCCTCACAGCTCCGAATGGACAACGCCTGTGGGCTTTGATGACAACAAATCCAACCTTTCTATCATAAGCCAACACTCAAAGCCCGACTATATGGGAGTTGAGTATTATGAAGAATACTTTAAGGATGTAAAATAAAACACAAATAGCCGCCCTCTTTTGGAAGGCGGCATACGCTCGATGACGTACTAAAAAATATTAGGATACGGTGGAAGCTCCGGCAGCCGTGGTGATATTGGTAACGCTATGATTTACAGCAGCCCGACCAACAGTACCATTTCCATTATCATAAGAAAATGTACTGGAAGCGGTTGTGCCGACTCTGGAAGCAAGAGTTCCCCAAACGATACCGTCAGTGTTGTAAACCAAAAGAGAAGAACCGCCTACAATAGAAGCTCCTGTAAGGGGGTTCACTGTTGAGTTCATGCGAAGTAATGCCATCGAGATAAATTTTTTTTAGTGAAGCCCAAAAATACGAAATCTTCAGGGCAACGTAAAAAAATTTTTATGCCCTCACCCTTCTTAGAAATGTACCCTTTGGGAAAAGCCTTTTAGAATTGCTTGCAGGGCCTTCTGAATAAAGGAACGGGTTGCTATAGTCGTTCACATTGTATTCATAAAAATGCACCATTATGGAAGACATTGTGGCATCACTCTTTGTCCTGTCCGTAATGTCGAATTGCATATTGTCGTTTATGCTTGTGAGGAACGGATAGCGTATTGGCTCTTCCACAATACTGTATGTGTGGTCTCCCAGATACAACGCATCTCCCCTAAAAAAGTCATTCATATAAGTGGCTCCACGCCTCACCACATCGCTTCCAGCCCCTTCTACGCCCGTGTGAATACCTGTCACTTCCCATTGCATTTGTGTTGGGCTGGCCTCGTTTAATATCTCAGCCTCACGCAAAAGGAATCCTCCATACCCCCTTGTGTTAAAGAAGTTCTCCACGCTTATGCTGGCGTTGTTCTCAATTACTATGGGCATGGAATAATACACGGCAGCCATCAGGAGCTGCTCCATGTCGTAATGGCTATCTGCTGACCTGTGAGTAAATGAAAAGAATATGGCAGGTGTGGGGAAGTAGCCGGGAAGGTTGCGACCCGTGGTATCCCTCTCCCGCTTATTTTGGTCCTCGTAATACTTGTTGTAATACAGCTTGCCCGTTATAGCCATCTTAGAGCCTTTCTTTTTCGTGCTGGCCTTTAGATAGGGGTCTACGCCAAACGCCCCCAGCTTAATGTTTGTGGGGGCCTTTATGCCTCTTTTGAGTTGCGTCTTGTTTATTAGGTTGGCAGGAGGCTCCCAGGTTCTTTCAATAGGGCCCTTTCCGTCCTCCTTCCATCCAACAATGCTGCGTTCTTTCGCATCAAGCCAATAGAAGTATCCACGCCTAATTCTGTCCTGAACGTCTTTGGTATCTGCTGTGCGCTTCAGGGCTTGCAGGATGGTGACATCAAATGGGCAATGCTCGTTAAGGCTATTAAACGCATCAGATGGCGTGAACGGGTTCTGACGCATTTCCTCCGCATAAAGGTCGTCAAGCCCCGCCTCAAGTAATTGCTGACGGTCACGCATCAGCTTTTCCTTTGAGCCTATCCTTTCGTCATGCCCGTGCTGTTGCATCCAATCCCATTGCTCATCATCGGGAGTGTCCACAATGTCATTCCCATAAGCATCTGTCCAGCCTGGGAGTCCCATATAGGCCGGAAGGAAAAGGCTTACAAGTTTGTTTGTGGTGGTGGGATATTTGCCGTTCTGCCGTGTTTCAATATTGGCCTGCTCGTAGAACTTCTGGAACTCAGCTCCTCCCTGGTCGCCCTCTTCCGTTGTTGTCGGAAAGAACGCAAAGCCCCTCTTGCGGCCATTCACCATCAGGGCTCTCACCTGCTTGGCCCACCACTTCGTAATCTGTACCTGTACCCATTTACCGCCCTCATCCGCAAACAAACCGTTCAGACGCTTACCATCCCATCCTCGTTTAGTGAGGGCTCGAAGCCTAATGGAGCCTCCAAGTGCTTTGGAAACGCTGGCGGTTTTCTTGGTTTTTGATTGGCGTTCTGGTGGCTCCGTCAGGACAAGCTCGTTCTTATTCATCCTGTGAACAGGAATAAGCCATATAGGCAATGAGGATACGGGCTTGGCAATAAGTTCGTCAAAGTTCTCGTCAGCAAGTTTCTGGTCGGAAGATGACAAGCCTATGTTCTGTTTCTCGGCCCGGATGGCAAGCCAGAACATTATCAAGTGACCCCAGGTGGACAAACCTTCCTGACGGCCTTTTAGATAAACAACACCAAGTTCTTTGTGGTTATGATAGATGTTCCAGCAAAAGTGAAGAATCTTTCTTTGTCTATCCCTGTACTCAAGGAATCCGTCATTGGTGTCTACGGCTGGCCTCCAGTAGTTTAAACCAAAGTACATCCACGGGTTTATCCAAGTGAGTACGCCCCGTATGTACATCCATTGCCCGGAGTGAAATATCTTCTTTACCTCCTCCCTGATAAATTGCTGCTGAAGGGGCGTGTAACGAATAGAGCCGTCATTTTGAATCTGGCTTTTTTCAATAGCCATGTACTCCGGAATGGGCGTTCTCTGGAACTTAGCCTTTGGATTGTTATATCCGGGGATGGTGGATAGGTCTTCGGGAATGGGCGGAGTTTTGCAGCTCAGATTCCATATTTGCTCCCGGATGCAATTCCGCTCAAGTGTTTGCGTTTCCGTTAGCTTCATGTTTCTTCCTCTTGTTTCCCCTTAGTCCTTTCTTAAATTCCTGAATAAAGGAACGCACAATGCTTGTGCAATTTATCATTTTCTCGCTGTTTCTCAGCTTTGGGATGCGCCTTTTGAGCCTGTCCATGTCACGGAACAAACGCATGATTTCTCCCCTTGCTTGCAGAGCCTGCCAGTCACGTTCTAACGTCGCCGTTGCCGGATGGGCTCTTAACCCATGTCGCCACAATGGCTCTCCCACAACGTATTTGGTGGCGGGATAGACGTATTCCTTCCTCGTCTCTCCGTGCATGAACATAAAACAACGTCCATCAATTATTTTCTCCACCTGCCACTTCACTATTATATGGCTTCCTCGGAGGTAAATAATAGTACCTTCTGCGAGATTGCGGATTTTTTTGTATCTCCTCTGCGCCATTTACGGAATGTTCTACTCGTCTTACAATCCATTGGGATTTAGATTCGGCTACAAGCACGAAACACCCTTTGTACATTTTTTTTAAATACTTCCTGATTTCCAGGTGCGTAGCCATAGCGAAGTATTTCTTCTCGATTACTCCAAGATGTCCGGGCTTTGTTTCCCATAACCTTCGGCTCATAATCACATATTCTTCACGCTTCGGCTTCGGAAGTTTCTTTTCTCCTTTTCCCTTTGGAATTATTACCACTTTCATTGTTCACCTCTCTTAATGCGGCTTCCAATGCTCCTTCACCAAATTCGCTTTCCAGCTTGCCTGCGTTGAAGTCTGCCTCGGCCACCTCATTTTTCTTAAACAAATCTTCTGCCAATCTTTTAATTTCATCCATGACGGGCTTGAGTTTAAGTCCGTTCTCAATTTTCACTTTATAGGAAGAATTTTCATTGGACGACTTCCATTCTGCGGCCATTTCGGGAGTTCGTATAGATTCACATACGTTGTGATACATCACCACCATTGACCAATATGCTTCCGCTTTAATGTTGTGCAGGAAATGCTCCCGGCTGCCTTCCATTAGAACATCCTCATCAATCGAAAATCCCAACCTCCGAGTAACTTCCGCCACCCTGCCCTCCCAGGTCAAACTCAGCGGAATCGAGTCTGAGTACACCGCCTCTATCCATGCTCTCTCCTTTTCTGAGATTGTCCTTGTACTTATCGAGGATGTATTTTGCTCCTCTGAGGGTTTCTTCTTTGACTTCGCCATTTTCTATCTCTTTAATTAGCTTTGTATATGTGTCCATAATTACGGGAAGAGCCCCTATAAGAAAGCTGTCTCCCGTGTTCCCTATGCCTGTAGCTACAAGAACATTACTTCCTCTGACGTAAACCTCGTAGCATTTAATAGTTCTATTAAACACTCTTCTCCATGGATTCGTGGCTGGCGATACACAAATATCCCCTCCCTGCCCTCGTGGTTTCCGTACCTTGCCTTCGGCCTGGCCCTCGTTTTTAATAGTTTGCTTATTATCCTCCATGACCTACTGAGTTCTTTCACTGTTGCGTATGGATAGAATTGTATGCCATCCTCAAAGTATCTATCAAATTGATAAAACCTGAACCTACCCTTTCTATAAACAGTGAAGGCTATCCATATTCTATTTTCTATCCGGTGCGCCATTGAGCTCCTGTAATTTTTTCTCCTTGTCGCCAGATGGTAATGCAGGACGGCCAACCGTCCATTGACGGGAGTATGTCGTATTCAAAACGGCCCTCAATGCCCTCCCTTCTTCGCCATCTTGCAAAAGTGCTACGTAGTGAGTCGTAGTTCTTTTCCGTAAGCCCAAGAAAAATAATGTACTTCGTATTAGCTTTTTTAAACGGCGTAAAATCATATTTGAAAGGGCGGCCAAGTTGTTTAATGGTGGGAAATAGCGGGACCTCTATCTTCTTCATTTCATCAGGCCATCTTTCGTGGCTTGGGTTTCAAATAGGTTAGCCTCTCGGCATCCGGACCATAAACCTCCACCATACGATGCCTTACAAGGAACCCTCCATTCCATCCAAGACGAACATTACTTTCGTGTCCCCACCAAAGAATTGTTCCTTCCGGATAGTGATTGTTCTTCCCAACCACTTTTCCCCTGTCCGTATAAAACTCACGAATGTTCTGCACAGGCTTCTGAAGGGTGTCATAGCTCACATATTCTATATTGGGTATGATGAGCCCGGAGGCGGAACGGGATGTTTCTATGGGCTTACAGAATATGTATTCCCCTATCATCTCATCCTCTACGGAAATAATGCTTTGAGGCATCACCATCAGGTGTCCGTCAATCTTCGGCATATTCCCCCTGTAGGTGGCGTGAGCCTCCGTAAACCAGAAACGCACCCTCTTGCCTACAACATCCTCTTCAAGACCATCAATAACGGGAGCCTTCACCACCACTCCTTCCTCGCACAATCCATTTGTTTCGTTAAATATATTGGATGGCCTGTGCAGCATCAGAGTGCCGTACTCAATGGTGTCCTGATAGATACCATCAATCTTAACAAGATACTCCCTGATGGGCTTGATGTCGTCGCTATATTGCGTTACAAAGGCCATTAGAGAATGCAGTGAATTTCATGCTCCCGAAGGATGAGATATTCCGTTTTGTTAAACTCGGCCTTTACGCCGGCTCCCCTTGTGTACAGAACTTTGTTTCCAACTTTCACAACTTCCACCTTGTCTCCAATGGAAACCACATCTCCTTGCGGAGGTGACTCCTTGGCAATGTCTGGAACTACCAAAGTTCCCTTTTCATCATAAAAATCAGCGGCCTTATCCGGAAGGACAAGTACCCGCGAATCAATCATTATTACGTCTGGATGCTTCATAAAAAAAATCGTTATCGTCTTCTGTGTCTTGCGAAAAAAGTGTTATAAAAATACTGTGATAGTAATAAGCAATGTAAGCTGATATGGCAATGTGAATCATCCTTATAGACCAATACCAATTAGACATACTCCATCCCCATGCGATGAACCCGAATATCATGTAAATGACAAACATAGAGGCCAGGAACAAACCCAGGTATGCTTTGATTGTCAGGTAAATTTTATCTTTAGAGTGCTCCATAAACAATGTCGTCAAGTTTTGGTCGTGAGTAATTTGGTCCTTTAAGAATCTTTCCGTCCTCCCTGTAAATGGGATTCCCGTCTTCTCCAAGTTTGCTCATGTTGCTTCTGTGAACCTCATTGAAAACGTCTGTGAGTTTGTCGGCTATGCCGTACTCAATGGCCGTTCCAATAAGAATGTAGAAACAATCGGCTATAGCATCAGCTACTTCGGCTACATCGCCCGTAATGCCGGCATCAAACAATTCCACCACTTCCTCATCAAGAAGTCTGTGGCGCATTACAACTCTTTCCTCGGAGATGTATTTTGGCTTCGTTGCTATAGGATGCCCAAAGGCATTATAGAAATCCAGCACTTGTTGAATTTGCTTTTCCATACAGAGCGCAAATGTATGGAACATATTTCACATCTACTCAATTTTATTTCTTTGCCCCTTGGTAATTTCCAAATGACAGGGCTTACAAAGGACTTCCAGCTTGGATATATCCTCCACAAAAAGACGCTCACAGAACTTTGGCAGGTCATCGTAATTCTTCAGACTTCCGGCTGGCTCAATGTGATTCACTTCCACATTTGCCCTTTCGTGCAGCTTTTCACAAATGGCACACATATACATGACACGCCTACGGCGGCCAACGGTGTAAGTGGTGGCAGAAGCCTTCAGTGCCATCTGAAAGGGCTTCCACCAACGGCTTAGGTTTCGGAGCAGGCTCCTGATTTTGTTCATGTGCTGGCTTTGAGTCTCGGTTTGGGCATTGCGAGTCCGGGCCACTCTGGGATTTTTTACAGGCTTTTTGCTATTTCTCATACACTATTTCGTTCGGCTCCGGGATGTAAACGCCCAGCTCCGAAACGGCAAAGATGCGTATTTGCTCAATATAGTCATTCATTTCCACCGTGTTGAGAGACGTAGTGGAACGAACAAATGTTTCGCTCGTTCCGTCAGGTACGTCTTTAACGTATTTGAGAAATGTCCGTTGCATGATTTGGTGTGCCTCATCTTTGGTGAAGCCCGTTTCTTCACTAAGGTACGCCAATACAACCCCCCAGTAATAGCGATTACTCGCTAAAGACCTGGAAGCCTTATTCTTTTTCAAAGATACAGCAAAGCTGCCCTTTAAATTCTTTAAAACGGAGAACAACTTACGCTTGTCGTCTTCCTTGTCAAAATTGATTAGCAGGTCTATCATAGGTTCTCATTCTCATTAAAGGTCCATCAAATTTTGTAGGTATCTGTCCGGTGTTGCCTGAACGCATCTTGGCCTGGTCTATAATGCAGACATCATTCAGGTCATATCTGTTGCCGTTTATCTCCACGTCCCCCTGCATCTTGTAATAAGCGGGGCGCATCAGAAACCACACAACGTCAGCATCTTGCTCAATAGCCCCAGACTCTCTCAGGTCGGAAAGCATTGGCATCTTGTCGGCCCTTTCTTCCACCCTTCTCGAAAGCTGACTCAAGGCAACAACGGGAATGTTCAGCTCCCTTGCCAGAATCTTGAGGCCCCGGCTAATTTCGCTAATCTCATTCTCCCTGTTCTGCCTCTTGCTGTCTGTGCCGGACATAAGCTGAAGGTAGTCTACGAACAACACCTGCATCCCGTAACGCTTCTGCCACACCATAGCTCGTGCCCGGAGCTTTCTCAGGTTCATCTCTCCCTCGTCAAATATGCGAATGTTCCACTCCTGCATCCGGTTCTTGGCATCCCGCAAAGCAGCCTTCTCCATGTCCGTAAGCATCCCGCCCTTTATCTTGAAGGCAGGCACTTGACTCTCCTGTGAGGCCAGCCTCTGAGCAAGTTCGTGACGGCTCATTTCAAGGGAGAAGATTCCACATGGGATTTTTTGGTGGCTAAGATTGCGTATCAGGCTGACAACCAGTGCCGTCTTGCCCTGCCCCGGCCTGGCCCCCACTATTGTTAATTCTCCCGGTGTTAGGCCCCCACACATTTTGTCAAGTTCGTCTAATCCGGTGGGATGCCCGCTGAGGCCATTAGAAGCCCCTCTGAGCCACTTTCTCTCCGTGTCTGATATAATGACACCAAACGACTCCTCCGAGCCTCCTACAGACGTTTCTATGAGTTTTTCTGTTTGGGTTTGTATGGAAGCTATCTGAGCGAACACATCCACTTCTCCCAAAGAGGCTTTTTGAATCAGCTCCTGACCCAGCTCAATGGCCTTCCTGCGGATGTACATTTCAATCAGGATGCGAGCATGAATCTCGGAGTGACCAAGGCCAGACCCGGAGGACATTACACTTCCCAGCTTTTTCATTCCCCCGCTGCTTTCGTACAGGGCATGAGCCTTCAGGTCGTGGACAATGGCGGCAGGGTCTATCTTAACCTCCTTTTCCGCAAGTCTCCGCAGGGATTCAAATATGGCCCTGTTCTGGTAGTCATAGAAAACTTCGCTTGTGCTAATTGCGGCCAGAGCCAGCATACAATCTTCGGCACTAATCATCATTGAGCCGAGCAGTTTCGCCTCTAAGGCTTCGTCATGTAAATTACTCATTGGATATTAAATTTTACGTTATGCATTGGTTTGGAAACGGGGGTTTGCTGTGCCGTCATGTTATTCTCTCTGGCCTCGAACAGTCCTTGATAATTATTCGCTATGGAATTTTCTACTATTGACATTGCTCTTTCAGGGCTGCCATTAGCTTTTTTGTAAAGCTGATTAATCATTATCTGAATGCTTTTTTGGCCGCTGTACTTTTGCTTCCTTTCGGCCTTGTACTCCAGCCATAGCTTTACTGAATCATCCATACCCTTGTAGTCAAGGGCCGCCTGGCCTCCGCCCCCCTTCTTCATTTCGTTCGGATTGTCCGTCCCTTGGTTTGTAGGAATAGAGCCAGAAACATCCGCAGTATTATCTATAAATTGTTTTTCATTTGGTTTTATATCTGTAATAGAGCTGCCCGATTGGTCTTCACCATTTGCCCATTTGGGCAAGTCGTTATGCCCATACAGAAACAAGGATTCGTCCACAAAAGAATACCATGCTGTACGAAGGTATGGGTTTTTATTAAAAGAGCCTTTTAGTAAAACGCCTTTCGAAACAAGAGAATCTAATATGCGCCTTACTTGCTTTTCTGTCCAATATGGATAAAGAACCGCATACGCCTTAACAGAATTGTATGTCCATGTCCTTCCCTCGTATAAATGCCTTTCATTAGCTATATTTTTTGTAATCCAATGCTGGAAGTTGCCAATCATAATAGCCTCTTCAAGACCATATTTTTTGGCAATGTGAATGTTAAATGAATGATTCATAATATTATAACTCAAAAAACTGAATCAAATTTTTTTCCAGCATTTTCGGCAAGCCATTTATCTATGCTTTTAATCTCTAATTGATTATCAAGCCTGCTGCATTTTTTTGTAAATTGACGCATAGTTTCCCAGTCGTCATGGTCATATTTAAATGAAAGTATTAACCCTCCTTTTGCATCATATATTTTTTCAATAATGCCACTCAATGATGCTGCATAAATTAATAAAGTAATTCTACCCGAACTCCACCTAAACTTCTCAATAAGTATTTCATCAAAAGAATTGTCCTTTTTCAGAACTTCAACTTCCTTATGACAATGCTCGCATAGTGTAGCAAAATTGTCATCTTCATAATCCCAGGGTTCTTTCCCATATACATATTCATGGTGATGAACATGAAGGGTAGTTTCCGTATCCTTGCATAGTAAGCAAGTGAAATTGTCCCGGCTTAGTATGTCAAGCCTTTTCTTTTGCCACTGAGGGTCTTTTAGTTTTGTCTGATAGACCGATAACTTTTTAGTTTTCATAAATTAAAAAATCCTCGCCCAACTTTCACCAGTAGCACCCGTGCAACACGGCTGGTTACTCATCAGGCGAGGACTTTAAAATGTCTTCGTGATGTGTTGCATATATCGGAGGTGCTAACCCCGGCCTTTCGGCTCTGCAAAGATAAGCAGACTTATTTCACATCAGCAAAATTATTTTAGGCCATGTTCCTTAATGCTTGATATTGAGCCTGGCGTTGAGAACTACCCATAGGAACTCTTGCAATGTACTTGGATAGCTCGTCAATGTCTTTGTCGGACATTTTTAGGTCCTCTGTAAGATGTTTGTATTGATGGTCTTTTTTTAGCTCTGGGTAATCTTCTATTTTAAAGGGCTTACTTTGGTCGTACCCGTGTTTTTGAATAGCCTGAAGGCGAAGACTATTTATCCTTGCCTTCATTTCCGTATCGTCTTTCAAATAATTCAAAGCAGCAGACTTGTATTCTTTATCTTCAGCGTCTAATGCCTTTTGAATAAATTGAGCAGAAGGATGTGCTTTAAAGGCATTAATATATTCTTGAGTAATTCCTTGCTCTGGTCGTGGTTTCCTTACCTCAAAGAAAGGGTCTCCCTGAATCAAATCTTTTTTGTACTCTTCCTTTGAAAGATATGAAGGTGGTTTTATTATGCCTTCATCAACATCTTTAACCATTTTTTCTTGAAGAATTTTATAATTCGGCTTTCTGTATTGGCCGTATTTCTCCATGTACTCTTTTTCCCTTTGAGCTGGGTATGTCAACAGCCTATCTTTTACTTTTGTAAACGGAACAACAGGAGCTATTCCAAACATGGATGGGTTATTATCTAAAGCATGGGTAAATTCGTGATAAAAAACTTCAGGCGTTTTTGCTCTTAAAATTCTTTGAGAAGGCAAATAATGGCCCTCCTCCCCTTTATTTAATCCGCTTGCATCTTCTATTTTAATTTCTGGGATGCGCTCCATTCTTCTTTGATATTCCGTTTCGACAGCTCTTTGGTCTATTGGTCCTTCCCCAAACAACTCCCTTCCAAGCCTTTCTTTGTAAGCTGGATGTTGCATATAGTTCTTAAAACGAGCCAATTCTTCTTGGAATAGTTTGGGCTGCTCTTCTTGAACAACAGGGGGTATTTCTGGCTGAACCGCTATTGGTTGAGTAGGTTTTAAAACTCTTTCTTTAATAGGCTCTCTTTTTTTAACAAGCGTTGCTGGAACTTGTCCTACAAGACCTTGCTGGGGCGTAAAAAGCCTTTTGAAAAAGTTTTTTACAGGGCCATTATTCTCTGGCCTCATAAACCCAAAATCTGTGTATGCCATAATGCAAATTTACTATTTTTCCCAATAAACCTCCTCTCCCCTCCTGTAATGCTTCATGTTCTCCTTGGCCTTGTGAGAGACAAAGTGTTTCTCCTTGTAAACAACATAATTGTTGGGGAACAGAACGAACTGCCCACTGTCAAGCTGAATGAGGGAAAGGGGTTTGTGTTCCGCAGGATAGCGTGAATAGCCATCCTTCCAGTCCACAATGATGCCTGTGTGCCTTCCGTTAGGGCCGGGGTCAAGCATTCCCGTTGCCTCAAGCCCCTCAAGGAACGGCATATAAACGGCTTCTATTTCCTCTCCCATTCCTCCCCAGGGCATCAGCATCTCAGGGCCGTAACGGAAATCCTCTGTCGCAGACAGGGCGTGTAACGGAAGGCCGCTCCAATGCGCCCCTGATTCGAGGAACACATGGCAGGAAAGCGTTTGATACTCCCGGCAATATATCCCGTGCCACACAGCCTTCGTAACGCCCTCCGGCATATCAGGGCCGAGGAACGAATTGTTTACGTTTACATAGAAATGGAACGGAAGGGAGGTGTGTTTGGGCATTATTTCTTGCCCATTGCTTTGTTAGTCGGGCGTTTAACCGGAGAAACAATAGCGGCTGGCTTCATAAGATTAACGGCTTCAAGAGAATCTTTTTTAGCCATGTCCCTATACTTTTTTGCAATATCAAGCCTTTCTTGTCCCACCGGAAGTAAAGTCATGTCGGCCAATTTGCCTCCCCATGAATACCCAGTTGAGCCTGGCTTAACTTTGTTTTTTATTTGAGCCTTACCAAATTCTTCTTGTTCGGCTGCAAACCTTTTTCTTTCATTTGACCGCCTCATTAACTCTTTAGCCTTTTGCTCTTTATTATCGTCTGCCATGTCTTTGTTGTTTAATGTTGAAATGCAAATTTACACTTTATTACCATTTCGCTTTACACTATGCGTCCGTTCTTTATCCTCTTGTTGTGAACGTAAGCCATTCCGTCCTCAGAAAGCTCTATAAGAGCCACGCCATGATTCCAGGAATTGATGGGCATATACAAAGGCGTGAGTTCGCACAGGCATCCTGTGGAATACGTTGTAATCATCTGTCCGTTAATATCTTGTTCGGAATGCTCCGAATTTTTGTGGTGATGCCCACAAATTGCACTTGCTTTCGCACGAAGATACAACCCTCTTGCAATATTCACAGGCGAACTTATTCCCGAAGGAAACTCATGGCCGTGCGTAATGTTCAAATTGCCGGCCTTAATTATTCTCTTGTCCCCCACGAAAGCAAGAGGGAACTCCGGCCCAAGCCGTTTCCGCAGGATGTTCTCCAGCGTTATTTCCTTCATTTCCTCCAGGTCTTGAAGACCAGCCATCTCGCCCATCTTCTGCCAAAGGAAATGCTCAAACCTCTCATCGTGGTTTCCCATTTTGAATATCACTTGTTTCGGCTTTAACGCAACGTATATGGCCTTCAGAAGTTCAATGCCTGTCCGTATCTCCTCAGCAGGAGAACGTTTGTCTGGGTCCTTCAGAAAGCGGGACAAGCCATAGAAGTCAAAGAAATCCCCTCCTATCACCACTATTGTCGGCTCATGTGCTTTAAGCCACTCCAGAGCCGCTGTGAGAGCCTCTATGCTGTGATAGGGACAATGTATATCAAAAAGGGCTGCAATTCGCTGCGGCCCTTCTATGATGTGTGGAACGTATTCTTTCTCCTCAGAGGGAGGAAGGCTGTACGGATTGTAAGGCCGAGGATTGTCCATGAAGTATTCTTTTTTAGCTGTTAGGAGTCTGTCTCGTTCCCCCATCTTCCCTTCAATATAGCGCAATATGGTTCTGGCACTCTCGACATCCCCAAAAAGAAGAGGATGCTCCTGAAACATTATCCTTGCCAGCTTCTTTGTCGGCATTTCAGGGCCGTATTTGTCCCTATATTCACGGGCTAATGAAGACTTTTTCATTGTAACGCTTTGAGCCACAAAAATAAATAAAAAAAACGGACACTATAAGCACCCGTTTTTCCCCGTGTTTCTATATCCAAAGCAAAGATGGAAACCTTGTTCCTACTAAAACCAATGTTCGGGGCAAATATAGCCCTTTGCTCCCTATTTCTTGTCCATATTGAACAAAGAAAGCACAACAGCCCACGCAGCCACCAATATAGCAGCCAGCTTCTTCCAGGCTCCCTTTCTATCTTTCTCCTCCCTGTGTCCCATTTCTAATTCTTGTATGCGTTTTTTCTGTTTCCTTATTTCGTCCTCCAGTTGCCACTTCCTGCGAAGCAAAGCTGTTTGCTCATCCTGAAGATGGATTATTTCGTTTTCAAGCCTTTTTATTGTCCTCTCCGTCATGTTTGCGTTCCTCATTTGAAAGCCATTCTAACAGCAAATTTCGGAAAATATCTTGTTTTTTCCTTTGCCCAATAGCAAGAAGAAGCCTATCCCACACCTCATCACTCACCATCACCGTAAACTTCTTCCCCATCTTCTCCGCCCTTAACCTACTTGGAGGGAGAAACTCTCTGCTACGGGAGAAATACCATTGCCCACGGCATAACGACCCCTTGAATAGGGCTGAACTGACAGTTTTTTCAGGAATGTTCCATATACGTTCCACATCCCTTACACTTTCGTACTCACATATAACCTCCAAGGTTTTGCTTAATTGAAAAATATTCATTTGTCTATGTTTTGAATGGCCCTGTTTAAATACCAAGCCGCCTTCTCAAGGTCTTCCTTGTGCTTCCATTCCCCTTTCTTCCCGGCTCTGGAAATGTATTTGAGGACATTGCCTAAGCAGAAGTCTAATTCCCACGCCTCAATCACCTTGATGGCTTCGTACAAATTATCCGCTCCCCCGTAGTGTACAGGATGTTGTACGTTTTTGTCGGGAATGTTGTCGGGAATGTCATTTGCGACAGGGAGGGTGTCAAGCATTTTGGAAATGATGTCCTCCTCATTGTCTGTGTTGATGCTTCTTAACAAACTGTTTGTAGGAATGCCAAGTTCATTCCATTCCTCTTCTGTCATTGATTGTCTAAGGTTTCCCATATTACATTAAGTTACGGCAAGTACGGACAATTGCCGTACAAAAATGTAATGTCATAACTTTACTTTTTGTCAAATTTTGTCAAGACATAGATTGACAATTGATACCATCTAGTATTATACCTTTTGGTAAAACCTTGTCGCAAAGGTTGCCAATATTTGCGACAATAAGCCATCCCCTCAAGCCTCTTTACAATGCTCACCCGGAGGGGATAGTTTCGAGTTATTCTCCTTATCCCTAAGCTCTTTCCTGTAATTGGTGAATCTCCCAGGGATACAATCTCTACAGGCATTCTTAAACCCATTACTGCCATCTTCCCATCCACGAACGTAATGCTGGTTCAGCTTATCAATCTCCATGCTTGCTGCCGTATCAAGTTCGGGCTTGTATAGCGTATATAAATCCAAGCCATGCTGTAAATGTAAAATGGCCGCAAGCCATTCAACCGAAAACCCCCCTGTTGTAAAGCCCAAAACGTAGGCATCTATTTCGTCAGGAGTCATGTTCTTAACTATTTCCTTGTGTGTCATTTTTCGTATTATTATCATATTATTTATAAGTTTCTTTCCAATATTCATCAAAATCAACCAAGGCCCTCTCCCATACATAGCCCCTTTCCACCATTTGCTTAAGAGCCATATCCCATGTTTCCCCGTGTTGCTCACGCTCCATTTCCAGAGCCTCCTCAACAATGTCAGGCCACTTCGTAGAGCGAATGTACATTGTTTGCTCCAGAAGCCATTGAACAGCTGTTTGTTTATTCTCCTCCATACAATTCCTGTGTGTCTATGTTTGTAAACGTCTTCACCAAAGCCCTCACATCCTTGCCGCACTTCTCCGCCATAGCCGCCCTATCCTCTATATCCATCCCCTCTCCCTCCTGTAAGGCCCATATCTTATCCATCACAGCCGCCGTAAATATCTTCACAGCAGCCCGGAAAGACTCCTGAGAGAAGCCATAAGGCGTTCCAGGCATATACACCTCGTAATTCCACAAGGCATCCTCTATGCTTTCCATCATGGGGCCAATGAATTCCCCTATTGTCTTCCCGTTTTCCATTAGCTTATTAATTCGTCAAATCGTATGCCGTATTCCTCCATTGTCTCTCCCCACTTCTTCCACACCACCTCCTCGTCAATGTACTTCCCATCCTCAGACGTGTCTACAACGTCTCTGAGCCGCCCAGCGAACGTCCACATAGCCAAAGCCATATCAAGAGACTTAACACACCTCATGTGAGCCTGAGCATCCTGCTCGTCGTCTAAATTGAAACTAAGCGTTGCCTTCATGTTATTCTTCATTCGTGTTGTCTATTGTGTCGTCCTCATCTGTCTGATGGAAAGGAAGAAAATGCTCACATTCCCCCTCCTCATCCGGCCAGAACTCCTCCACCTCATCTGTTGCGTCATGGAGCTCACTCCCAAAAAGAAATTGACGAAGGCACATTTTCCTCATATAACACTTCCTGTTTGAGCAAAGGGCAAATTGTTTTTCCATGAGGGCGAAAATAATTCTATTCCACAATTTTCTTCACAACATTCTCTGGGAACGCCTTAGCCCTATTCCCCTTGAAGGCAACAGCGGGGTTAATCCAAAACACGTTCTTGTGCCCCACACAGGGAGCAAAATACCCATACCTACACAACTCAGCAATGGCCGCCTTGTACGTCTTAATGCTCTTCATCCCACATTCCCCCATCACCCTGACAACATTCACCCACAAATAATCCTTGCCGCTCTCTATCGTGTACATAGCCCATGTCCACACCTGTAAAGCCCGGAACGACAAGCCCGCTGTTATGAGCCTCTGTTCCGCCTTGTCGAACATCTTGAAATATGTGTCCACCTCCAGGTCAATGTAATTATCCACGAGCATCTCCCCGTCAGGAACGTACCCACTACGAATGGGCCTCACCCTCACCTCCAAGGAAGCAAGGAATGGATTACGACCCATATTCTCCTCAGAAATATCTGGACGTAAAATTTTACCGACCTTTTTCTGTTTTCCTTCCATTACAACACAAACATAGGTAAAATATTGCCAATTCGGTAAAATATTTCCATTTCATCCAAAAAAGCACACAAAAAAGCGGAAATATATTTCCATTGAAAAGTGCTGTAATCAACTATACCTCACTGCGTTACACGAATGTTCATTTTGGATACTATATTGAATAATACATCCGAAACGTACCTGTACGGAAACAAGGCGTAAAAGGGCCTTCATGTCCACCAGAACGCACATTCCTGAGAAAACAGGGAGGTAAAATATTTCCATTATATACCCCCCCCCCATAAAGGAAAGAACCAGGGACGAAAGGGGCCCCCAGGGAGGCGTGGGGTAGGAACGTAAAGGCCCCCCGTAGTGAAAAGTGATACCAGAATACAAAGTGGCGTACAGGAAGCAAATTCATTTGAATGGACAAAGTGGCGGCCCCCCCCCCCACCCCCCCCCGGGGCGATAC